AGAAACAAATCGATAAAATGCGAGAGCTTTATGATTTGTTGCCGGTTAAACCTGAGTGGCTCACAAGAGAACAAATTGATGAATATGCAGCAAGAATGAACGTAAAATAACCAACATTATTTAACGAAAAAAGTTCTTAAAGCAGTAACCAGATTAAAATAAAAGTAGTATATTTGCATATAACTTAAAAGATATGGCGATAGCCAAAACAATTAAAAAACATAACGAATATGGAAACAACAGTTTTTTATGTAGCAGTTGCCTATAGTGGCAGTATCTTCAATCCCACAATTGTGGAGAAGTTTGATAACAAAGCAGACGCAGACAGCTATGCGGCTCTTATGTGTCGCACAAAACAACGCCGGTACATTGTACTCGAGCAAGTAACAGAATGGGACGGCACTCCAGAGAATGCATGACCTTAGCCGCTGCGGAGAGAAACGATATTCGTGGAACAGTATCAAGTGAAGCGGATTTTAGGAGCGACACCTACAGCGGCACTAAGTTTAATCCTTGCTTTCGCGATATTGTTGCGGAGCAACTAATAAAAATTTACAGTAATATGGTAACAATGAAATTTTCAGCAACCAAGTCAGAAACATTGTTTTTGACACCGACAATTGCAGTTGAACAAGACAACTCAGAAACAGCAATCCGATTTGCTCTTTGGCATAGCGTGTTTAGCGTAGAGGTAAGCAAGAGCTACAAAACCGTAAAAGCTAAATAACATGGCAAGAAATGAAATGTTTGTAACGGTTTATAGGCTTGAAGTTGAGGCCACTCGAGAGAATTTGGACAGTATGGAGAACTTCATAGAAGCCATTTCGGATTGTGCTATCGTGTCCAATGATGAGGGTTGTGTAGCTATCATAGTAGCGTCTTCGGATACCTTAGGGACAACGAAATTGGCTAATATGGCACTCAAATTCTTTGGCAAGGAGGGATATAATATAAGTACTCTCGGACTCTTAGGGCCGTTTAAGAAACTCAATTGATATTTTTTAACATAAAACTTGGAAAAAAGTTCCCAAAGCGGCTCAATAATTCAAAAAAACATAGTATATTTGCAATATCAAAATTAAACAATAACATTTTAATAACAATTCAAAATTTACAATATTATGACAACAAAGAAATTTTCGCAGATGGCAACGAAGAAGCTGAACGCTCTTTTGGCAACAGCAAGTGATGAAGACAAGAAGGCTATCGAGGCCGTACTCGCAGCTCGTGAACAGGCTCAGGCCCCCGCTGCTCCTGCAGCTCCTGAGGCAACCGCAGAAGAGACTCCTGCCGCTCCTGCAAGTGAAGAAGAAACTCAGCTCAGCCCTGAGGAAGAAGCAGCTATCAAGGCAGCTGAAGAGAATGGCGGACTCAACCCGGTTTACAATGGCAGCAAGGCAACTCAGGAGAAAAAGCCAAAGATGACCGATGAGGACCGTCATGCACTGGCCGAAGAGCTGAAGAAGAATGTTAACCACCGTTGTCAGGCAGTTCCTTTCAACACCGCAGAATGGGTTGACGGCTATATCGCCGGAGTGATTGAAGAGAAGCGCAGCAACAATGTGCTCTACGCAATCAAGACAGACGACGGACGCCGCATCGTTAAGGTACACGACAGCAATCTTGTTCGTATTCTGGACGAAGTCGTTGAGCCGGAGAAAAAAGCCCGCGCTCGCAAAGCAAAAGACCCGGCAGACAAAATTGAATGGACACCAGAAGCAATTGCTGAAGAGGTTAACGAAGTTATCGGCAACATAGGTAAAACGGTAGAATTTGAGAAATACCGTACTACAGACGAAAACGGTGAAGAGCACATTGAAACGGTAATCGGCCGTATCGTGGCAATCGTGCCTGACAAACGAGCTCAGCGCTTGCTCTACCGCATTTCAGTTCCGGCTCCTATCGAAGGCAATCCGCTCGCAACGAAGACTATGCACAAGGTTGTGAAAGCCGAGGGCATTAAGATTGCCGAAGAGTTCGACGAAGAAGGCGCACAGCTCAATGCCAAGTATCTGGAGCGCCGTGAGGCAGCAGCAACCCGCACTCCGCTTACTCCTCAGGACCGTGTAATTCGCTGCGAGGAGAATGTGAAGAAGGCAGAAGAGAAGCTGCAGAAAGCTCAGGAAGAACTGGAAGCCAAAAAGAAGCAGCTCGAGGATGCAAAGAAGGAGCTGGATGAATATCTTGCCGGTCAGGCAAATGGAGAAACTGCCGAAGCTCCTGCTGAGACTACAGCTGAAGAGGAGTCACTTGCATAACACAGCCACCTGACACCGTTTCTCCCATGGAGCCGTCTCGAAAGAGGCGGCTCTTTTTTTTGCTGCATATCTAAATATGCGGCTATTTTTGTATTATTGCGATTTATGTTAAAATATGTAAACTCATAGAAACATGCTTCTTTCGCGTTCTAGGACACTTTTAGGCTTTAGGCGTACTATAATATGGGTTAACTCAATTTGACGCGATAGAGGTCAAAAGAAATGTATCTATCAACGCATTTTTATAAAGCCTATAATATGAATTGAGGCATGGACTTTCCTGAGCTTTAAGCCACCAAGCAGTTATATAAATAGCTGTTAAATTTATGGCTAAAAAGTTGACTCATTTTCTTGGCTTCTAGGACACTTTTATTTGAGATAATAGTAAACTAAATCTATAAAAAGAAATGAGGAGAGAATGAACGAGAATAATGAAATTTCATATATTTTCGAGGCATTTAGAGCTTTATATTTTTATATTAAAGCCGCAATAAACCAGTGAAAAATTTTTATGTTAAAGTCTATAAAACAGTGATTTATATCAAGATTATTTTGTACTTTAGCTTATAAAAGAACAAAAGTAAAACTGTTAAAAAATGTTACACACTAGAACGCATAAAAGCCGCATGGCCATTATGATTAAACAGCTTATGCCTGAATGTACAAGCTGTGTAGCTCGTGTGCACAGTGGACTATGCAGCAATTGTCCATATTGGACCCCGAGTGTGGTACAGGAGTTAACAGAGGAAATGGCCGAGAGAATATCCGCCACAATTGGACAGGAGAATATCACAAGGCCCAACGAGAGAAATGTTGAACAAAAATAAATAATTGCAATATGGAAATAAATGAACAAGAGAATACCCAAGAGGTACAGCGAGAGAATTTGCTTGATGGCTTTCAGTCAGTTCAAGCAATGCAAGAAGAAAATGAACTGCCCGCAGCTGTTCAATTAGTTCAGCCTCAAGCTGCTTTAGATGAAATAGTAGAGCTTGAGAAGAAATATCGTGAAACTATAGAACGGGAGAATAAATGAGCAATTTTGTTTTAGATTACAGCAAAAAGCAGACTTTGCAAATATCAAATGATGCTTTTTGCTTTTTGTATTATGGCGAAGAGCCATTAGACGAAGACAATTTGGAAGAAGCCAATGAGGTATCTGAAATGTTTTCCAATAATTTTTATATAGAAGATGATTGGAAAGCAGTTGATGACTCAGACCTTATAGAATGTACTTTTGTTCCGTATGTTGAAGACCAAGCCGATTATGATGAATATGAGGACCTTACCAAATATATTCAGCAGCAAATAAAATGGCTTGATGCAAATCATATTAGAGTGTGGTGGTTTAATAACCAAGCTGGAACGAGAGAATTACGCGGTGATTTTAAGGTTTATACCAATAAATACGGCCTTAAGTGTTTTCATACAGGCAATCAAGATGAGGATTTTGTGACAGGAAAAATGAGCTTGTATTTTTTAAAGAATTTCAAAAAGCGTGTAGCTTAACAAGTGAACGAGAGAAATATAAGGCAGACTACAGAAAAGTAGTCTGCCTTTTTTACATTAAGCTTTCATCTTCTTCTATAACGAGAGAATAACCGACTCCTCGTATGGTTTCTATAGCTACTCGGTTATCCATTTTAAGCATATTTCGCAGCATGCATATATGGACATCTAAGCTACGTTTATTAAAGTAGTTATCATCAGTCCATACTTGTTGCATAAGTATTTTCTTAGGTAATGTTTCGTTTTTATAGGCACATAGTAAAGCAAGAACTTGGCTTTGTTTATTATTAAGCTGTGTTTTTACACTGCCTATAGTAAGAATTTTATCTACTGTATTAAACAGGTAATCGCCTATCTCATAAGATGGCTCTATACTTCTTACTCGCACACCACATCTTTTCAAAACAGCTTTTATTCTTCTTATAAGCTCTTCAATGTTATATGGCCTTATAACGTAATCATCTGCACCTTCATCAAATGCTTCAATAACATATTCATATCGGGCTTTGTCTGATACCATTATTACTGGTATTTTATCATCTAATTTGCGCAAAAATTTTAATTGCTTTAGCTTCATAGAGGCATCTGTTGTTTTATAATGGCTTAATATGCATAAGTCATAATTCTTTTCTCTGATTTTGATTAGTATATCATTCTCAGTTGAGGTTATTACTTGAAAGCCGTTATACACCAAATAATCTACCAGGATTTTACAGTCTTCATCTTGATAGATTAAAATTCTTGGCAATGCTAATTTAGTGTTATTACTTTTCATACCATTTCTTTAATTTTGTTTTGCAAATCGTTATATAAAACTTCATACCAAAATGGATTAAGTCTTAACAAGTCAAAGTATGAGTATACGCCTTTTTGATATATTAAAGAAGCATATTTAAGCTCTTTGTCTGCTCTTTTTTTAAGATGCTCATGATAGAACTTTATAGACTGGTCCACATTTACCAAGAATGGTGATTTATGCTCCATAAGAACTTTCTGCTCTGTATTTTGAGCAAAGTAATATGGGATATTCGGCATCGCCCAGAAAGTTAATCCAGCACCATATTCCTCACTCGCTTTATATAAAAAGCCAGGACATGGACGAATTGAGTCAGGATATAAGCTTTTACATATTCTTAACCTACGTGGAATAAAAGGATTAAGTAAAGTAGTTAATCGCTTGTTTATATAAGTTGAGTATTTATCAACCATTCTTGTGTGTTCTTTAACAAGTGATGAAACTAACAGCTTAATCCTTTCATTTCCTATAGGGTCACTCAGGCGTATATATTCTTGCCTGAAAGCTTCACGCTGAATACGTATTCTATCTTCTTTAAGCCGTTGAGACTTTTTCCTTTTAGCTTCTATGCTAGCCATTGCAGCTTTGCGCTGTCCCTCAGGTCCAAACAGTTTTACACCTTGGCAATTGTTTGGACCTAAACCTGTCCATGGCATTTTATCTCCATATCTAGCTTCAATCTCTCTGTTTTCCTGCTCTTCTTCAGATAATTCAACATGCTCTTCTTCCAAGGTAATTTTTTCAATCGCCTCAGATTGAGCCTCTTGAATATCCTCATCATCGCTTTTAATTTCATCGAGAAATTCAAAGAGTTCCTTTTCGGTTAAGTCTCCATATTGCTTAATATCTTCCATGCCACTTAAATAATGACTTGATTATATCTTTTCCAGCTTGCTTGCTAAGCAATCCAAAATATACAATTGCAAGCATGAGTCTTGCTATTTTATGCAATACCCATGCTAATAGATATATAGGGAAATAAAGTACACTTACGCATCTCCATAAAAATTTAAGCACCTTTTTCATCTTCTTCCTTTTTAACCATTATTGTTTCTACTTTTTCTCCTTCTTCTACTTGTTTTAACTCAAGATAGGTTCTATGAAAAGCTTCATCACCTATTCCTTTAATAAAAGTTCTAAGCGTAGAAGGATATTCACTCGCATTTATAGTCTTATCGACTACTTTCGCGTAAAGAGCAGCAAGAGCTTTAGGCCCAAATACCTTTTTCTCTTGTAATCTTTCAATGGGACCTCTTTTGGATTGAACACCAGGATGTTCATTCATAATCTTCGTACGAGTTAAGTACAAATCCTTAATCAAAGCCTCAATATGCTTTTAAACTGAGGCATTTGAATAATATCAATAACTTTCAAATCTTCCAGCTTCATTTTTTATAAGTTTTTAAGTTGTTGTTTATAATACTTTTCTTGCATATCAAAGTGTCTCTTATATATATGCAAATCATGAGCAAAATGGTAATAAGTGCCTATTGGCACACCGAGCTCATCCGCAACTAATTGTTGAAGCTTTGTCCAGCAATATTGGTCATTGCAAAAGCCATAAACCAAATCATTGCTTCGCATAGTTACACACATATCAAGAGTTCCTATTTGAGGCTTAATATCAAATCCGACTGATAGTGTACAAGGTGTATCATACTTATAGTCATCTTTTTCTTTACCATCAAATATAGTAAACCAAGCTTGACGAGTATCTTTATTCTCTTTAAGCTGTTTAATGCACTTTGCCAATTGGTGGTTGCGAGTCCACTGCCATCCATAATTAGAATTGACAATGTTATCTCCACCATGCATTTTATCCCACATAGGAGCATACTTTTTGATTTCAGCTACACTCCTATCTCCAGACATATACCAGGCATATTCGCGCTCTGCATATCGTTCGCTGAATTTACGCCATTCTGTTGTTATGGCACGTTGCTGAGGATTAAGTAAATAAAAACCAACATTGTAAACAGCTTTTGTTCCAACATTAGTATTTACTCCTTGGCCCATAATAAAAGTATATAGGTCTTCAAAAGCCTCAGTAGCATTTTTATAAGCTATGTTCATAACTATTTTACCCAAATTTGTTTAACACTCCAATTATATCTTTGCCGAGATATTTTAAAAGTCTCAGCCTGTTTGTAGGTATTAAAGTATCTTAGTAATTTACCTACTGAGTCAAATACTCCATATTGCATTTTTCCCATACTAATCCCATCCTCCTATATTATACATCGATAACTCATCATCTTTAGGTGTTGTATTTCTAATAGCGTCAAGTAACTTTTTCTTTGATTCTCTACAGAGGTTATAGCCATAACCCTTATACCGGTATGAGCGCTCCCAAGTAGATATTGGAAAAGGAATTTTGTTGTCTAGTACTAAGCGCTTTTGATGCAAGTGCTCAAAAAAATCTCTATGATATAGTAGCATATATTCCCAATGCCATTTATCATCGCTGTCATCAAAAGGAAAATCTTCACTCTCATCAGCGGGCATACTAGTCACATTATCAGGAACTATCTCCTTGTAATATGCAAACTTAGTAATGGTAAAGTCGAAATTATTCAGAATATCTTCAGGCGTTCCAAATACTGATTCAATAAGTTCTACCCACATAGAACTGCTTTTTTCTTGAAAGGCACAAGCCTTGTTATTTCTATATTTAAAAGTCCATGTGCCCTCTTCAACTAAACTATTAAAGTGTGCAACAGCCTCATCAAAATCAGATTGATTGTGAAAGAAAATATCTATGTCTTTCACTTTTTCTCTTGAGAGAATGTTCTTAAAACAACCGCCAGCTATAAAGCCTTTATGACCTTGCATATATTGGTCTAAAAATCTGAGAAACCAAAAGTTTTCAGGTATATTTTTTATATATTTATTCTCCATATTATTCGCAGCATCTGCTATTTTTTCTTTGTCTGTCATGCTATCAACTTATTAGTGTTACTGTTATAAACTCTAAACAACAATTCTTCAGCTTCTTCATTCATGGCATCGCAAATACTTATTGCTTCTTCCATAGATAAGCCTGTAAGTTCTTCGTCGTTATCGTCAAATGCTATTTCGCCAGTAATTACTCTTATTTCAAATGAATTGGCTGATACAAAAGCTTTGGTAGCATCAAGGGCTTGTATACAAATATAGTGTACTGCATCCCAGTATATATAAGACAAAGCGCTTGTATCTTTTAATATATCGATATAAAGCTCTCTCAACTTTTCTGGCTTAAACCATCCATGCTCATCCATTCGCCTATATTCAGCAAGCCATCTACCATACCCATTTGTAGCCTTAAACCTATTGGCATAAACAGCCACAAATCTAAGAAATTGGTCTGTATAAATAACTTGTGGAATTTCAACTGTTTTCTTCTTGAGCTGTTTCATGTGCTTAAAGTTTATATATTCTCGCGCGTTCTAGAGCACGCCTATTATTCCATTATTATTCAATCATGTACTTAAAGCGCGATATTGCGCGCGAGAATAATGTGAAAATCAATCCTTAGTATGACCCAGTAGACCCGAGTGCTCCATCACCGCGCTCAGATGAACGGCTGAAAAGCTCTGACTCAGAAACTTCTTCAAGGCCTTCATACGATACAGGCACAAGAATAAATTGTGCTATTTTCATACCTGGCTTAATGTGGACCTTGGCTTTGCCGACATTAACAACATGTATATGAATTTCACCTTGGTAATCTTCATCTACAATCTTGGCTCCGAGGATAACGATGCTTTCAAATGCTTCTGCTTTCGGTGTTCTACCAGCTCCAAGGCAAGCCCATTTAGAAGTTACAACTCCTGATTTATCAGCTGCCATAAGCATATATCCTTCTGGAATTTCCATCTTAATACCTGATGGTATCAAAACATCAGTTCCTGGATTTACGATAAAGCCTTTGTTACTGCCAAAGTTAGGAACGAAAAAATCAATTCCTGCTGCTTTACCAGTTCCACGAACAGGGGACTTTACATTTCTTATTTTTGCAAATTTCATGACTACATCATTTTAACAAGTTCCTTAGCTGCTGTTTCTACAGCTCTAGCAAGTCTATGTTCAACTTCTGGACTTATAAGGCTGTAAACTCCTTCTTTTTCAAAAGCATCAGCCATGATAGCTCCAATTTTTGAAAGCTTAGGATTAGAAGCGTTAATGCCATGCTTATCCATAAGTTCTTTATTGTACTCATACTTAATACCTCCTTCTACAGAAATAAGCTTGGCTATTTCTGCATGAGTATTTGACTTTCTGCTCGTAGGAACAGTGATAACAATCTCCTGATTGGTTGTCATGCACATATCTGTGCACATTTCCATTACTTCATTGAAGTTGCGTTTAAACTCTCTTGGAGTTACTGAAATTAAACTTTTCATAATGATGCCAAATTAGCAATTAAGTTCAACATATATGTTTTGTCTTTATCTCTTCTGAGCTTCATCTTATCTTTTAAGGCGAGAGCTACTAGCTGAACACCTATAAGATGATGTTTTGCACGAGGCTCGTCGATTATATCCAATACTACCTCTTTAGATATAATCTCATCATAGCTTTCAGTCTTGTCAATGATAGCATTTATCTTTACTCCATCAATTACAAATGAGTAACACCCGCCTCCTTCATAGTTTTCATTCTCAAAGCCAGATAAGAATTGAAGTTCTTTTAACTTTGCTTCCTGCTCTTCTTTCAAATGAAATACCTTTATATCTATATCCTGTGGATTAGACGGAACTCCGAGCATAGCCAGAGCAATTGTACCTGTTACCATATATTCAATTCTATTTGCGTTGCAAAAGTCATTGAGTTTGAATAAAGCTTCTTTTATCTTCATATCTATTACATTAAATCGTCATCAGATAAACTTGGTTGCTCAGTGGCTTTAGGAGCAACTTTTACATCTCCCGGCTTACGCTTTAATACCCAAAGAGTATTACGTGAAGCATCCGGGAACATAGGAGCCATGATATTGGCAATGAGGTTTGAATCATAATACTCTTTAAGAGCATCAAACATTTTCTGCTGCCAATCATTCATCAGTGGCTTATAGTCTTTAGCCGAAGCAAATGTACCGAACTTCTTTACTATGTTGAAGTGTTTCAGCAATATACCTTCGAGTTCCCAGTGGTCAAACTCTTGCACATCAACTCCGCGACCATCACCTGAGTCATAAGTATGATTACCAGCTGCTCCTACAGATGGGTCATAGTTTGGAGTTGAAAGGTAATAAGTAGCGTTATTATTGCCACAAGCCTTAAAGTTCTCCAAAAATGCATCTGCATTCTGTTTGCCAACATGCTCAAGCACTTCAAAAGCACAGACTTTGTCAGCATTAAACTTGCTGAAATCCATGTAGTTTTTAATAAGGTCAGCGACATAGAAATGAGCCCAAGGTACATCCGCATACTTTTCAGCAGCTTGTTGAATTGTTTTTTCGCGAATATCAATACCAATATACTCTTTCTGCTTAAATTTGTTTCGGTATAACACCTCAAGTAAATTAGCAGCCCCGCAGCCAAAATCAACGATAGATTCACCTATCTTGGCTTCTTTCAAAATGTGAGTCCAACGCAAATAATGCGCAAACTGGTCTCTGTGGAATACATGACGCTCAAACGCCTGGTCTGGTCTGAGGTCTGTTGTGTTATAAACTTTTGCCATAATTATTTTTAATTTTATCTCTAAGTTCTTTATTATTTTTTTGATAGTTTGTTAATAGTCGACACAATGGCGGCAAATAATAAAGCCATATATACTAACAGTAGTAGCACTTGTATACATTCACTATGCACATACATCATAATAAATATAGGCGAAATCATTACACATGCTATCACTGTTGCTATAGGTGCAAGGCATAAACCTATTAAAAAATTTTTAATAAACTGCTTCATGATTATTTGTCATTAAAAATTTCTTTATGTTCTTCTAAGTAGTCATTCATAGAGCCCATATAAGCAATCGCATCAAGAAGATTATCCTCTTTGTGCGCATAAGCCTCACGCGATAACTTAAGAGCTATCATAGCTCTATACATACCAGCAGTTGTTATTTGCTGGTCTTTAGGCGACATCAAGTTATAAAGAGCTGCTGCTCTTTCCATTGATGCCTGGAATGGCCCATATTGACGCTCTTTTTCCTCTGAGCGTTCATTTACAATCTTGTTTGCTTGTTCTAATATATTACTCATGCTTTGAAACTGTTTATTATTTTATCTTTTAACTCTGGATTATTCTCAAGCATTTCCACAAAAAGGTCTGCTGCAACGTTTATACTAAACTGCCTCATATCGTCATTTTCTTGGAAATACCTAAGGAAAACCAGTATTTCCTTAAGCATTTCGTTATTCTCTTTTAACAGTTTAAGTATCTCATCCATTACAGCATCGATTTTAGTTCTGCTTTTAATCTTTTTGCATCAGCACCTCTAAATGTTTGTGCATTTGCCAAGAAGTATCTAACAATATCTCCTGCAGTATCATAAAAATACATAGCATTCGGGTCTGAAGTATCAAGTGTTAGCATTGCCTCTAAATAAGGCACTGCGCCAAAATATACATTAAGCCATGTTGACTTTATATCTTTGGCTATTTGCTGAAAGGTTCTTTTCTTGTCCATTTTATTATCTTTATTTAGATATGCGAATATACTAATTTTCTCCGAGAATAGAAAATTTTTTCATTATAAAATGCACTCACTTAACACTTCTTAACTTGGCCAGATTTTATTGCTCTTCTGGATATTCTATTTGCAGTAATTCTTTGCAAAATTGAATAACTTGCTCATAATTATTATACGCAGTTTGAGTAATAATTCTCCGCTGAAGTATCGTCAGTTTATTTTTAATAATAAACTTATTTATGCTAAGAGAGAGAGCTTTATCATTGCATCTTCTTTTATCTCCTAACTGAATAGCTAACTGAGCATAATGAATACATTTCTTTATATCCTGCACTCCATTTTTAGCTTTATACCTACTAATATATTTTATAATGCATCCTTGTATAAAAGAGCATCTTAAAGCAGTTATAAGCTCTATTGGTTGCATAGCCATATCTTTATAATGGCTACCACCTATTTGTACATCTGTTGCTTTCATATCAATATACTTTACGTTTACGATTATCTGGTATATACCCATTTGCCACTCTCATTTCATCCATAAACATAACAGAATTGTAATGCTTAGGAAATTCTTTTATCACCTTAAAGCTTGCTGTTTTGTCTTTAACAAAGCTATTATCGCCTACAGGCTCTACATATCCAAGTTTTACAAACTTATAAAGATATGCGGTTTCTGAGTTTCTACCTGGCTCTTTACCAAGCAGAATTTCTTTTGAACTTACTACTTTGCCAACATTATCGTTAACAAATTTTACCATTTCCGGAAATACCGGAGCTTGCTTTCCATTACGTCCCATATTACATAAATTTTTTATATTTGTCAATTTTTGCTTTTATGCTATCCATTAAGGCATTTTGCTTTTTATCTTTTGCTTTAAGTGCTCTGATTACATCTTCATCATGAGTGCCTTGCAATATCAAATGATTTATAACAACATGATTTTGCTGTCCTTGTCGATATAATCGAGCATTAAACTGCTGATATAATTCAAGACTCCATGTTTGCCCAAACCAAACTATTATACTGCCTCCTGCCTGAAGATTAAGTCCATGACCTGCTGATGCTGGATGCGCTAACATAACTTGTATTTTACCAGCATTCCAGTCTTCAATATCTTTATTGTTTTTAAGCTCTCTTGGCTTATATTTTTTAAGATATTCCACGATTCTATCCCTATCGAATTGATAGGTCCATGCTACAAGCACAGATTGGCCATTTGCATCTTCGATTATCTCCTTAAGAGCTTCAAGCTTAATATCATGAATTGGAAACACATTTCTTTCTTCATCATATATAGCTCCATTAGCAAATTGAAGTAATTTATTTGAAAGGGCAGCAGCATTGACTACATTTACTTCTACCGGCTTTTCAACAAATACTGATGAATTGCCATTTTCGTCTTCTTGCTCAACAGTTTCAGTAGCACTTATTAAGTCAAGCACTTTATTCTTTTCAAAGTCATCGTATTGCTTCTTTAGAGCTTCAGGCATTCTAAGCTTTATATAGTTATCTGTCCTAAACGGCATTTCAAGATAATCATCGGCTTTCATGCTTATGCAAATATCCTCTATTTTCTTATGTATTAGATATTCTGAGTCACTCATCAAATCGTATGAATATACAACATGACCATTCGTTTGACCTGGCCGAAAATACCTTTCTCTATATCTTGATATTGTCTTTTCAAGGCGCTCGCCTCTATCCATAAGATATATTTGAGGCCACAAATCAATAAGTCCATTTGGAGCGGGTGTACCAGTTAGTCCTACTAACCTTTTAAGATAAGGTCTTGCGCCGCGTAATGCCTTAAAACGCTCTGATTTATAAGACTTAAAACTGCTAAGCTCATCAACTACTACCATATCAAAAGGTAATTTGCCTCCGCCATATAAAGCACAAAGCCATGCGACATTATCTCTTGATATGATATAAATATCAGCTTTTGTTTCCATAACAGCTGCTATTCGCTGTTTAGCAGTACCTATAATCTTAGAAAAGCGCAAATGCTTTAAGTGGTCCCATTTCTCTGCTTCTTCTTGCCAAACTGACTCAGCTACTCGCTTTGGTGCTATGACTAACACCGAGTTAATCTCAAGATAGTCAAACATCAAATAGTTTACAGCTGTCAGTGTTGATACCGTCTTACCTAAGCCGAGGTCAAGAAATACTCCACAATAAGGATGTGTAAGTATAAATTCTACCGTGGCTCTTTGGTAGCCATGTAAATCTGTTTCTTTCATCTTTTATTACTGTTAAATATAGCTAAACAAGCTAAACCAAACAAAGCACCTATTATAAATGCAACTATGTTACTTATCATAAATTATACTATCTATAAATTGTTCAACACCTTTTATCGTATCTATTACTTCAACTCTAAAGCCCAAAGCTCTAAGCTTATTGTGCATATATGCCTGTATGCGTTTAGGCTTTCGCCCAGTTGTTTTTAATTCCACAAAAACTATTTTATGGCCCGGAAATAAGCACATTCTATCTGGTAAGCCTATAAGTTGGTCACACAGCAGTTTTATACACATGCCACCATTTATCTTAACAAGCTCAACCAATTTGTGCTCTACAACTTTTTCACTGTCTACCGTCTCTTTCTTCATAAGTTAAATTTATTGAACTTACAGTTACTTCAAGTATTTGCAATGACCGGTTAAGCTTATCTTTAAGATTTTTCTTGAATTGGGCTACATCATTGCAAGCATTTTCTTCTGTTACATGGTTTTCATCATATTTTATTGTTCTTAAAGAACCATCGGAGAATTTGCATACAGCTCTTAGTATTACATATTTCATAACCTGGCCATATAAATGTTATACTCACACTTATCCAAATTAAATTCCAGTTTGTCAACACAAAACTTTTGGCCATTGTATATAACAATCGTTTTGACAGATGGAATATGTTCTATATTTCTTGTTACAAGAAGCACAGAATTACGGTAATTTCCGTATTGCATTTTATAAAAATTTGCTATCATAATAAAGTCATAATTAAGCGATTACCTATATAATCAAATCCGGTTTCTAAAAAGCCAAAATCTTTGTATAAATTTATGGCATCTTTATTGCTGGAAGAAACTGTTAATCTTTTTATATTTCCTGTATTTATGGCTTTTAATAATAGCTTTGAGCCATATCCCTGTTTTCTATAATTTTCAACAACTTCAAAGGCTATTATCATTTTATTTTGCCAAGCTATATATCCTATAAGCTTATTGTTATCATCTATAAGCATAGTTCCAAATACATCATCACCTGTTCTTGCATGTATAAGCATGTTACCATCTGATTTGTATTTATTTACATTTTCAGCATTATATTCTATATACTTCATAATAAGCTATCTTTACGTTTATAATATTTCTGTTTACCGTATAAAGGAAAGTTCTTAGTGGATGCTATAGCTTCCCATTCAGGCAATGACCTTACAATTTCATTTATCTCTCTGGTATTATATCTTGACATATCTGTCTTATCTTTGCCAAGACATTCACACCATATTTCAGCAATGCAGACAAAGTCTTTTTGCACTGTACCGTTTTTAGACAATGGGTCTTCAAGCCAACGTCTTCTGTCGTACATGTCCATTTTATCCCAGTCATCTGGAAATTTAGTATTAAGATATTCTTCAATAATACCTTTTCGCTCATCTGCCTCTGAGTGTTTATGTTGCTCAATCTTAGCAATTATATCTTCATCACCAACGAGGTATAAAGGCTCTTTTGCTAAATATAACTGATATGCTTCAGCCCATATTTGATTTACTTCATCTTGTGTAAGGTCATCATTTACGGACTTTGTTGCATATTCTGGCCTTACATCTATAGGCATAAACCGTCTATTTCCTGTCGGGTCACGTAAGAAATCTTTGTTGTTAGTAGTACCAAAAAACACGCATTGCCTTTTATATGTTTCTACTGTTCTACCATACGCCGGCCTGAACATATCTTCTCTTTTTGATATGTAGTGCTTTATTGACTCTACTTCTGCTTTCTTAAGGCCTGAAAGTTCTGCCATTTCAATTAGCCACGCCCCTTGTATCTGTTCAAATGACTCCTTGCCCTGCACAGTCGTGAATGTATCTGAGAACCATTCCATGCCTAGCTTTTTAACGAAAGTACTTTTATATGTTCCTTGTTCTCCGACAAGTATAAGCGCTGTGTCGAACTTAATACCTGGCTCGAATACCCTCGCAACAGCCGCCACCAACGTCTTCCTAATGGCGGCTCTAGTATAAGCGTTATCTTCTGCTCCAAAATAATCAATCAATAATGTATTAACTCTCGGTATGCCATCCCACTTTTGAGTGCATATATACTCTCTTATCGGATGGAACTTTTTCTTTTCAAATTCAAGCGCAAGTGCGTCGTCCACTTTTTGACTTGACACAATGCCGTAAACACACTCAATGTAATTACGAACACCAGAATAGTCAACATCACGAAGAGGCTCCACAGTATCGACTTTACGCCATGGTAACGAACGTGTAACATATCTTTTATTATCAAAAATGTTTAGCTTAAATACATCTTTTAAGAATTGGTCATGCTGAATTATTATATTCAAGTTATTGGCGGAATTATCATATTCGCCTTTTGTATTAGCATCAAGCTCTTCTGTCCATGAAGTATCATATTCTTCAGGAACTTCTGCTTTTGCTTCTTCCGCAAACTCGAATTTAGCTTCAGCAAACTTTTCTTCAGCAATATGCTTTTTTGTTGTAGAGTCCTTAGAGGCAAATTCTTCCATTGCCTTAAAGCTCTTTTTATCTTTGTCTTCTTTTTCTTTGCCTGTATCTAAATGGCCAAATTTATGTATGCGAACTAAGTCAAATGCATTACATAGTCTACCTCCAGCAGGGTCTGTTCCATGATGAGAATACGCAAATTTATCATCATAGACTATTAAGCCCGCAGATGTAGAGCCATTTATATATGTATATCGTCCTTCTCCAGCTGGTGTATATACATCTGAAAGAAAAGTCTCAATAGCTTCTTGTATAGTATAAGTACGGCAGAAAACACCAATTATGCCTTTTTTATCTTCTGGGTCCTCTTGCTTTTTGATAGCTTGCATTATTACATCTGTGCTATCTGTAGCAGTTGGCCATTCACTCGTATCATGCCAATCATTATATAGCCCAAGAATATAATCGGCTTCAAGGAAAGGTCCGTCCTGAAATTCAAAGTAGTACTCCATATCTGATGATACAGACGGCCAGAACATAAGTCTATTTACATCAAAAGTTGACTGATCAAACAAATCAATGTTTAGGTCTCCAGCGACTTTTCGAGCAATAGCTTGATATTCTTCCTGTGATACTTCTCTATCAAGTGGAATTATCAATCTGTGTCGTGGCTTTTCAGGGCATGACTTATGGGTTGAATGAATAACCGCAGCACAATCAAATAGCATTGTAAAGTCCCACCAAAAGTTCTCATGAGAAAAGTCAATATCCAATGTAATTAACTGGCGGTAAAGTACATTTGTTTTATCACGCCTACCATTTGTAAGAAATCCGCCTACAAATCCGCCTACGTCTTTTATCTTACTTTGCTCTTCTTTTGTGGCACTCATAAACCGCTTATATGTTTCAGCGGTTACTACAGGAGTAGCTAGCTTTTGAACTAAATTGCTCCAAGTAGTTTTGGTATTTTTCCATACTTTACTTGAAACATTTAGTCCAACTGCTATGCTCAAATTTTCATCATATTTCAATTTATCTACTTGCATAATATGCGTAAACAATATATAAACACAGCCAAATCATATTTTTAATCTTTTAAGTAGAATGGCGTTGTATATCCATCTGCTCTTAGTGGAAGGTCTGATGCCCATTCAGGAGGAGTGCCCATAATGCTTGCCATTTCTTCATAATATGCTTGAGCATTCTCTTCTGGGACTTCACACAAAACTTCATCATGTATATGGCACACGGGATGATAGTCATTAGCCTCAAGATTTAACATAGAATTGCCAAGCAAATCTCTTGAAATAGCTTGTACAATGTTCTCTGTTAATTTGCCTCCATACGTATCAATTTCGCCCCATTGCTTAGTTTCTTGCACAACCCCTTGGTAACATAATACTCGGGTTGGCATCGTAGAACGGCCTATTTTCTTATCTTTGAATTTAGGCCCATAATAGAATAGCTTTCTGCCAGATGGCAATTGTATTGTCATAAACTCACCATTACAGTCGAAAATTATATTTCTACATGTGCATGATACTGGTCTTTGGTATCTGACAGCCTCTTTCGATGCTTCATCTATTTCTTTCCACATATCTACAATTGCAGGGTTTGCCGAGCGCCATTTACGCACCAGGCTCATCATTTCAGTATCTGATAAGCCCATACGTTCACCACCCATTCGCTTAAGTGCTCCTAATGAGCCCTCATAACCGAGTGCAAGCTCTGAAATCTTTGATTTGTCACGAAGTACTGAGCCTTTTGTAATAGCAGATATTGGCACATTAAACATCTTTGCTCCTGTAGCTTCATAGATTTTACCATCTCCACGGAATACGTCCATTCGCCATTTTTCGTTTGCAAGCCAAGATATAACACGCGCCTCAATGGCTGAGAAGTCTGCGACACTAAATACTTTACCAGGCGATGCTATAAGAGCTGTTCTTACTAACTGGGACAAAATATCTGCAACATCATCATACATCATCTCAACCGACTCCCAATCACGTGCTCTAATCATTTCACGTGGTACTTCTATATGTGATATATGATTTTTTGATAAGTTCTGCAATTGCAATAGCCTACCTGCCCATCGTCCAGTTCTATTTGCACCATAGAATTGAAATGTACCACGGACTCTATGGTCTTTCATGGCACAATTAAGCATAGCATAATACTTCTTAATAGACGTTTTTGAGAGCTTTTTGCGTATATTAAGCAACTCGATAACATCTGGATAATCTGCAAACTCTTTCATTAAATCAGGCATTGTTTCCTTTGAAAGTGACATAACAACACACCCTGTTGCCTTTTCAATCCATTGCCTAATTTGAACAGGCGAGTTTGGATTTTCAAGCCTTGTTAGCTGTTGAGCATGTTGCGTTAAGATAGAAGTATATGTGTTATCTACTGCGATAGCAGACTCTGCTAATTCCATATCAACCAAAATACCTCTATCATTTATATTCTGGTCAAGCACATACATCTTGCGCTCAATATCAGGAATGATATATGCCTCTAATCTCTTAAATATCTCACGCTCTGCAAGTACGTCATACTTGTTATATTCCTTATACATTTCCCACTTTTCAGGAGCATGTTCAGGATAATTCCGAGTACGCATGCCATTAACTCGAGTTGCTTTGCATGGGCATGAGAAGTATTTAATAAGTGCTTTACCAGTATCTAGCTTTTTATCTGTAAGATTAAGAGCCTTTGATACTCCGTCCAAAGAAAGTGGTAAACCACAATACGCAGCTTTTACAGAGGTACAATACCACTGTTCTGCTGGAACATTATATCCTATACGCTTAAAGCTCAAGCGCTCAAATACTGCATTATGTGCCACTTTTACACAATCCGGGTCAAGCAAAGCTTCTTCAAACTCTTCAGGCATTTCTTCACCTTGAGCCAAATCTACTATCTTTACCTGGCCATCATCTAAAGCATATCCTATTATAAGAATTTCAAAGTCTGGTGACTCAATATACTTATAAGCTCCAGACTCTTTAATATCTACAGATGAATATGTTTCAACGTCTATAAAAAGATTTTTTGCCATTATTATTTTATTTGATATTTATAATAGTGGGATAGACGGGAGTCGAACCCGCAAGTGAACGCCCATACCTCGCCCTGTTTTACCAGTTAAACTTACTATCCCATAAAAGATAGGCCCCGGGCTAATTAGTCCGGACCTATCCTGGCGTAAACAAATGCCTCCGATATTACATCATATCGTCATCATCCTGAACAGCATTATCTCCACCGAAATCTTCTTCAGCTGTTGAGCCACCAGCCAACATCTCTCCATCTTCGAGCTTCTGGAGATTGTTCAATCCAGCAGCGATGCCTTTGGATGAAACATTGAAAGCATAGAAGTTGATTGAAGCGCGACCATAACAACCTGAATAGAACTCGTCTCTGCTCATGATTGGATTGAGTGAGCGGTCCACAATGCTTGGCTGACGCATCGAGTTTGCATTGATGAAATAGTGGTCCTCAAATACTGGGTCATCCGGACGTTCTTCATCGCCATCACGTAGAGGCAATTTGAGGTTTGCTGGAATACGGCCATTCTTATCTGCGAGTTTTGCCTTACCTGCTTCCTTTGCAGCTTCTATGGCTTTCTTGATTTTGTCAATAGTAGCCGTATCGCTCTTAGGAATAAGAACGCAGATATTATACTTAGGAGTATCGCCCTCATTCATAGCTGTGGGCTCGAATACGTTTACATAGCAAAATCTTACTTTGCCAGTTACAACCTTGGTTGAATTTACTTGATTACTCATTGTCTTTTAATTTAAGTTGTTATTATTCTTCATATATAATCTCTAAACCATAAGCTTTTGCAGCCTCATGCTCAATTTTGCATCCACGCGCATTCTCCCACCCTTTACAGAAATAAGCGGCATGACATAAACTCATATTTTCAAGAGATTTGGCAAGAAAGCAAAGCGGAATTTGTACTACACCTCTTTCGGTCATTTTCTCTTTACTATACCATTCATCGGTAAATAAAGTATTAATAACCTTATAACCTTTCTCTTTAAGAAGCCTAATAGCTTTCTCCCTTGTAGCTATAATCTCTTCTTCAGTTTTACCAGCCATAGGCTGAGATAACATTGCTTTTTTCATATTTCTTATTTTATTTCTATAATTGCCCAATCTGGCAAATATTCGTGATTATTACAGCTCATCTTCTTTTATGTATTTATTATAAAGGCACTTAGCAATCCAGCCTATTATGATACCTATTGTCCCAATAAGCAACGACATAAGTGTATCACCGAATCCCGCTAACTTAAGATAAAGTCCAATACTGATAGCAATAATAGTCACTATCAGCCGAAAAATCTGTTTCTTTGTCATAACTATTAATTTTTAAAATCTAATTGTGCTTGAGCATATCCCATTGCTGGTCTCTTGTCTTCAAGCGGTACAAGAGTAGGTTTGCCTTGTGGCTTGATAACCACATCTGAGAGTATTTCCTCAAAACGCTTTTTGCCTACTAACTTCTCAATAGAAGTAATTGGCTTAAGCTTCATATTGAAAATCTCATCTTCTGAAAGTTCAGGGCAACGCGCAAAAATTGCATTAGAAGCTTGGTCTTCGTCAGCCCATTTGCGTCGACTAATTCCTTCAACTAATTTAAGCCCCGGCCATTGCTTATTCTCGTTAACCGCTTTAGTTTGTGCATATTCTGTTATTGAATTAGCCCATTCTATAAGCTTAGGCACACGCTTAACTATATCAGCAATCTCATCATCGGTTAACAACTCTGGGTCTGCAAATTCATGTTGCGCAATTTCGAGTTGTTGCTCATAAAGCTTACGACATTGATTACGCACAGCGCAAAATCTGCACCAATCTCCAGCATTAAGTTCTCCTTTACCTTCAAATGCAAGTTCAGCTCTTGGTCTAAGCTCCTCTTCTGCCCATTTACGGAGTTCTTCGACAGATATTTGCCAACTTGATATGTTGTTAATGCGAGGCTGTATAATAGTCAATCGCACTTCCGTTATATCGTACATTGTATCATATTTCTGCAAAGCTCCAAGTCCATAAAGCATAAGTTGCTTATTCCATTCAGCATATACTGGAACACCTTTTCCATATTTTAAGTCAATAACTTCCATAAGGTTGTCATTGATAACAACACAGTCAGCTGTTCCAAAGCTTTCAGGCACATATTCTGCCAAATCGAGTTTCTGCTCAATTTCCATGACAGCTAACGGATTTTCAGTTTTTGCTTCAGCTAATTGTTCTGAGCAATAATCCGTATAGATAGGTACAACTTCAAGCATTTCCTCGCTGAACAGGTCATTTGCCATTATCTCTTCGAGCCTTTGGTCAAAGTCTTGCTCACTAATGCTGTTAAGTGTATCTTTTCTCAGGTAAAGCTCTGAGAGCTCATGAGCTAATGTACCTTCTTCTGCATATACTGAAGACTTCTTTTCTCCATATTCATCTTCAAGTTTGGCAGATGGAGTACAATTCAACCATCTTCCTGCTCCAGAAGCCGAGAGGAGTGCATGACTCCTCTGGCTATGTTTCTGTAGTTTAGTATTATTTGTCACTTGAGCCATATTCTTTTATTAATTCTGCTAAACATTTGCATTGATAGGCATACTTAACATAAAGTGTTGGATTTTTTTCTACGAAACTTTTGAGCTGCTTTTTGCAATTTCTTTGTACTTGACATAGTTACAGTGACTCTAAGAAGTTATACATTTCATCATACTTAGCCGGGTCAAGTTTTGTTACGCTTGGAGCCCCAAGTTCATTGAGTTTTTGCTTGATTACGTCGCGATGCTCATTGACCTTTTTTGCAAGCATTCCGCGGACGTCCTCAATGCTCTTAGAGGCAGAAGAAGCAGCCGGAGCAGCAGGTGCTGAAGGAGCAGGCTTGGCAGCACTCTGAGTCTGGGCAGGTGCCGCAGGCTGAGGAGTAGGTTTTGCGGGAGCTGGCTTTGCTAGTACAGCAGGAGCAGGTTTAGAAACTGAAGCGGCTACTTGAGCTCCACTTGGAACTCCTGCTGCAAACAATGAAGTTAAAAACTTTTGCGTATTTTCAGACAGGTTTACGCTAACCTCAACAGAAATTTTAATGGTTTCCATTTTCGTAATTTTTAATGAAGTTATCTAAATAGTTAATAAAATCGTTTACTGTCATATCTGGTACGTTTGAGAGTTTTTGGTGGATAAGCTCATTATTCTTATATATAGATACGTACACGCCTTTATAATTCAGCTTTACTTTATATTCGCCTTTCAGCATTGTTAGGCATCCATCTTCAGATGAACCTTTCCAAGTATTTGCTGAAAACAAATCAGTTACTAACACGCCAATATGATTGGCCAATCGCTCTAACTGTATAACATCCAAATTGGCTTCACCCTTTAACACACGGTCAAATGCCTGTTTCGGATATTTAACAGTAGGAAATAACACCTTCGCTAAATCTTCCGTATTTAGCTTGTAGTGCTCAATTACATTACCTATATTAAATTGTTGTTCCATATTTTGGTGAATTTTTATTATCTTATTTTCGATATGCAAATATACAAACTATTCTCGAAAGAAAAAAAATTTTCCATTATTTTTTGAGAATTTATTTGTTAAAAATAATTAAACAGCAATTTTAGTGCGGCTTTGAAATTGCTGTAAACAAAGAAACAATAAAAACAATGCCTCTATATATTTCAAACTTAATTTCTTAATTTCCGATTAACATTAAGGTTAATAAGAAATATCGGCTTTTAATACGAAAAGATTTAATGAAATTATTGTTTCTTTGTTTACAGTATATATAAGTAATTAATTTTGAGCACTTTAGGCGTAAACAATGACTTGTTTATATTGTTTCTGTTGTTTACCGCTTTATGAAGTATTTTGTACACAGCCATATAATTACTAAGGCTATGGCGGTTATCAGGTATTCACCAATATTAATTTTTATCTTTTGCCATTTAGTAAGCCGAGCTTCTACAGGGTATGCAACTTGAATTGTATCAACTTTTTCTCGCCAAAGAGTATCATGCTTTTCTATGTATTTATACAAGTATTTATATTTACTGAGATACACGGTATCGCCTTTGTGCTCTACATAGATTGAATCTCTATGATATACGCTATCAATTTTGGTATGAGATAAGTAAGTAGTATCTCTTTTCGTTGTTTCCACTGGCACATATTGAATTGACTTACAGCTATATAATATAGTGGCTAAAAATATAAGTGTAATTATTCTCGCTAATTCTCGCATAATCTTTGAGTTTTATTTGTTATTATTCATATTTAATATAAAAACCATTCTCGCGCATAAGAAATTATTGCGAGAATGGTTTTTATACACTTCAGAGATCTTTATACTCGTACTTAGCATCAAAGCTGGGGCATGCCTTAGCTGCAAATTCTCTGTGTCCATGAATAGTAGCATTTGAGTATTTTACCTTTAAGCTTTTCAGCAATTCGAGTAAAGATTGCTTTTGAGCCTCAGTGCGCGTATCTTTAGGAGTTTTACCGTCTTTAGCAACGCCTCCTACATAGCATATTCCTATAGAATTTGCATTTTGACCTGAGCAGTGGGCTCCAACTACACTTTCATCTCTGCCTTTATGAACAGAGCCATCGAGCTCAACCACATAGTGATAACCAATATCTTTCCAATGATTACCATTCACATGCCAATCTCGTATGGTCTCAGTTTTAACATCTTGTCCTTCAGGAGTAGCAGAGCAATGGACTATGATTTTATTTATCTTTCTCATTTCTTTTTGTCGTTTAAGGCGATTATTTTTGTTATTTCATTAAGTATTTCGTGGCCTTGCTCTACAGTGGCTGCTTGCACAATCTTCTTTACTATATCAGGTACATCTGCAGCATGAGCCTTTTTGCGTTTACTATTTTCTACGACAGATTTACCCTCAATATATATAACTGCAACAGTACATAGAATTGTGGCAAATGGAATTATATAGAATGATAATAAGCTTCCAAGTATATCAAACATAAGAGCAAAAAGCATTAGCCTTACATAATCGCCGATTTTTGTAATTGTTCTACGAAATCCATGCGACATCAATGCTTGGCCAAGTGCTTTTGCTGTCGTTGTTCCACTCCAGAAGTCTACGATACTGCTTAGTATCATGAAAATCCAGCAGATTAAAATAATGCCAACTCTAATAGCTATGAAAAACATTAGTCCGTCAAAGTTCTTTGCTTCAATCAGTTCTAACATACTATACGAATTTTTCCCAGTCCAACTTGATTGCTTTTCCGATTGCGTCAGCAGTCCATCTGCAGAAAATCATGCCATCATACCCATCTGGGTCATTGGCTACTTTATGAGCATATCTCAAGCATGCAGCCTCATCTTTTAGAGGGTCTGGATAGAAATCTGCATAAGCCATATTAGCCGCATAGGTAACATCGCCTGTTGTTACTTTGCCAGGAATGCTCAATCCTAAACTTTCCATAGACTTTTTGACTTGGCTTGCAGTCCAAGAGTGCTGTTGGCCATTAGCATTTACCATCATTTTACTTACGTGCTCTGCAAGAGCATCTGTAAAGTGATAGCCGTGCTTTTTGACATACTCAGAATATCCTTTAGCAGACATAAGAGCATTCGCTGTTTGCTCGTAAGGTAAATCGAATTTGACCTTATGCTCACCATGAGGAGTAGCTATTCTGCTTTCTACTACTACATCCTCTTCATCTTCGTGCTCCTTATCATGGTCGCACGTATGATGCTTTACTATGATACATTTTAATCTGTGTCCCATAACTTTTAGCTTTCAAATTTTTTGATGAAATTCTCCATCATTTCCTGCTGCTTTTTCATGAGTTCTTTCATTTCACCGATAGAACCTTCAATCTTGCCGAAGCGCTGCTCTGTTTCTTGCTTTTCCTTATACATAGGATTAAGTTCTGCGAGTAATGAAGGAGCTTTGTCAATGACGTTTTGAGCTTTAGAAGCAGAAGCCAAAACCTGTTCAGCATTTGCCTTTTGAGCTTCAACTTCGCTCGTCAATCCAGATTTTTCTGTTGACAGAACAAGATGCCCGGCATAGGTAACTGAATGGCTTTCAGGAATAGCGTAAGTTGCCATTTTTCCATTGGCCTCTATAGTAACATCTACTACCATCTCTGTTTTGCCAGTCTTCTGGTTCATTTCTAATCGAGGAAACGATACCTGAGTGGCTTTGCCTTGAATAAGGCTAAATTCCTGTGTATCAAGAATGTATACAGGATAATTCTGCTTTATATCTTTGAATAACAACATATAGCTTATCTTTTTGAATTGTTAATAAAAAAGAGGGCACTCAGAGAAGTATAAAACTTCCCTAAGTACCCTCAATTAATTAGGCTGCTGGTTCAGCTGGAATAGAAACGCTCAATGAGCTATTGATAGCATAGCAGTTGGATTTTCCGCATACTATCTTAATAAGTCCTTGAGTCATTCCAAGCTGGTTGATAGTAACAGATGTAGGAAGCGTCGTTCTACCTTGGAATGCAACCACAAACCGTTCATTGATTACCTGTGTCTCAGCTTGGCATTTGCAAGCATTTGGAGTAGTAATCGTGATTGTTGCTACAATAGGCACGAATACTGTAGTTCCGTTAAGAACAGGCGTTTCATTCCTGTAAGTAACAGTCGCAAACGGTTGATTTGTAGAAGTTGCACAAACATAACGACACAATTTCTCCTTAAATGTGGCCAAGAACGAAACTTGATTTGCCACAGGAGCAGCGGCTAAGCCTACTGGCGATAATGTAACCATAATCTTTACAGTTTAATGGTTAAACATTACTGGCCACAGCCGCATCCGCAGCTATTACCACCACAGCCGCATCCGCCGTTTATGAGACGAGCGAAATAGTTGTTCTGGCGCTCCTGAGAAAGCTCGAACTTAAGGTCCTGAATTTTCAGAGCCTGTTCGTCCTTCCAGTGGTTGTTCAGAGTGTCGATGATGCGTTGAGTATTGTCCTGACCGGCACGAAGAATATCGCACTTATCTTGCTGAGCCTGGAAAGCAGTAGCTGAGAAACCTTGTGTAATTGCAAAGCCAAGATCACGCTGGCCATTGCGGAGTTCGCTAGTCTGCTGACAAGTTTGGAGCTGAACATCTGCGCGGAAATCGGCAATCTGGCGCTGAGTCTGGCAGCAGCAATTCTGCAGAGCCTGGATAACATTGCAGTCACCGAGGTTAACAGCATTGATAACACGCTCAGCAGAGAAGCCAACCTGGCCAGCAACATTCTGGATAGCAGCCTGAACATCGCAGCAGCACTTCTGAAGGGTGTTGAAGTCAATGTTAAGCGTCTGGGCCAGCTGGCTAAGAGCAAAGCCATTGCCCTGAATAGCAGACTTAATACAATCAGCATTCTGATTGTCCTGCAACTGAGTGCGGATAGCATTAAGCTGAGCCTGAGTTTCGATACCCTGGGTAGCAGCACCTGCGCCATCCCCACCAAAGCCAAAGCCTCCGTTGCGGAGCAAAGCCATGAACATGAGATAAGCAAACGGATTGTTCATCCAGTTGTTCATACCTCCACCCATCATGGCGGCCATAGGGCCCCAATCGTCTCTGCGGTTATTACCTGCCAGAATGGCTGCTGCTAAAGCGTTGTCATTGTCGCCTCTGTCGCAACAATAGATTTTTTCTGTAACTTCTCCCATAATTTTGAAGAATTTTAAGCTATTATTTAGTTGATTAGTGATATACATCTTCTATTATAGGCTCAATAAGACTCATGCTTACATATCTAATCATTTCCGATATAACTACATTAGCTATTTTCTTACCTCCAGTTGGAGTTGGATGTACTTGGTCTTCTAAATCTTTCATAATAGTTAAAGTAGAAATGGTGCTTAAAGCGTTTACATCTATAACTGGAATACCGTATATTGCTCCTATATCTTTTATAGCTTTACAATAATCCAATATGGTAAGCCCTTTATTGTTCTTATATGGATAATCCGCATTGCTGTGACTATTGTAAAAATTATGTGGCGTACATAAGAATATTTTAGCTTTAGGCAATCTTTTAACTATCTTTCTAACCATTAAGCCGTAAGCATACATAAAGTGAGACTCGTCGCCATCATCTAAAGTACCCATTTCTACACTTGCCGTTATATCGTTTGCGCTCGCATATACGCATAATACGTCTGTGTCCAAAGGTATAGTATTAACACGCTCATCTCCACACATATAATCTGATATTGTAATCGTACCACTATCGGGGTTTGATGCATTATAATAACCATCTTCATTTACTTTCTTTGTTTGTGGCTTTACGCTAGTAACCTTTGAACCTCCTATTCCCCTTATATAATGGTCTGCCATTCTAAAATACTTCCAGATATATTTTTGCCATGAGGATAATTCAACAATCGAGTCTCCAAACGAACAGAATTTCTTTCCTTTAAACGCTAATTTTATAACTCTATCTCTGTTTAAGGCTTCATTAACAATTTCATCTGCATTGTTGCATGGAAAATAAAATATAGATGCAAAAGGATTTACGCTTGTGGAAAAATTGAGCACAAGAAATTTAGGATGGTTATTAATTTTTATTTCTCTAAAGGTATTACTTTGATTACCAGTATATCCTATCCATGCTCCATCCTCTTTGTATGCACCTACACTATAAGCATTTGAAAATATTGATTTTATGTTACTATCTATTGGAATAAATCTCGTTGTATTATATGACTCATTAGCTTGTAGCGAGCCATTTACATTATTATATCCTTTTATAAGATTATTTTCAGTGATTAAATTTTTATTGTAATCTATTTTCGGTATTTCTGTTATACCAAACTCTACAGGAATGAAGTTTTCCTCAAAAGAAAGATAATAAAAATCTCTCTCTCTATTATTCCATCCTTTAACATAAGTAGCCCCTTCTGGGATTTCTTTAATTCTAATATCGGCACCACTAGCAGTAATAGACGTAATCTTGCTTAAAAAAGTTAAATTATCCTTAGTTCCACTATAAAAAAATAAAGAATAGGCATTCGTATATATACTTTTCTTATCCGAAGGTATTTCTATTGCATCTATAGCATAGCCCGTGCCGGCAATAACATTTCCAGCATTGTCTATTGTTTTATTACTTAGTATCAAATTGCTGTATACTTTATTTATTGAAGGCTTTGCTATAGCATTATATATATCTGCATTATTTGCAAGTATTTCATCAAAATCCTTATATGTTAATAGCCTTTGCCAATTAGAATCTTTCCCCCAATTACTATTATCATACAAAGTTCCAATATAAGTCTCTATAATTTGGTTTGTGCCGTCGTTATATGTTATTGTAAAGCCTTGTTTTCTTGATATTAAATCAACCTGATATCTTGTAATTATGGCATTTGTATTATAAGCCAAAGCCTCAAAACAATAATTATCAATTGGAATATAAGACTGTGCGTTACTTACTTGACCTAAATAAAGGTAACTTCTATATCTATTACTATTATCTTTGAAAGAGAATATTAAACCTTCTCTTTTATAGTACGTATTTGGTAAAGCATTTCTTGCCGCGTCAGGTGAACTATATGTTTTATTTGTGATAGAAGTTACATTAATGAATGGTAATTTAGTCGAAGGAAATATATTTGCCCATGACAAATCATTTTGCCATTGGTCGTCATCTACCGATGTACCAAGGTACATTTCTACAGTAAGCTCTCCGTGTGTAGGATTTCTATAGCTTATTATTTTTCCGGTTTTACGTGATGATTTCAGGACCTGAAGTCGTGTTGTGCGATTATCTGTTTTATAATCTATGGCAAAAGCAGATTTTTTATCCAGTTCAGAAAAATGTTGCTGTGTTGCAAATCCACTTACTTTCTTGCTCCAACTTCCTCTCCATTCCAATATAACGGCCTCTCCGGTTGCTATTTCTATTCCGCTAAAATTAGTGTATGTTCCGGCTTTTGTAGCTAAATAGAATACATTACCATCAGGAACTCCAGGATTAGTGATAGGAGTAGCGATTCCAGCAAATGTAGAATTTTCTCCTACAGAACTTACTATATTGTTGAGTATATTCTGCATAAGCTGTCCAGTAATCTCTTGATTACCATTAGTTTTTATTATACTAGCGATTGCTGCTTTTAAAGTACTCCAATTAGCCATTTTTACTCTGTTTTATAATCGTTATTGTAATCATTATTAAAATCACCTCCCACCAATTTAGGCTCATACCCACCTATATTAGCTATAACAGTATCAGTTTCAAATTCACATTCAACTGCAGCTAAATCTCCTTGGTCTTCCCATTCAGGCTCCATACTAAATGTTGTCAAATCGTAAGTCTGCAATTTGCTTGTAATTTGTTTGTTTTCACATAATCTTACAATTCTAAGTGCATCACATAGATATTCAGGAGCTACAAATGTAAACTTATAAATCTTTTTGCTTACTTGGCTTTCAATAAAAGTATAACCCATTCGCTCTGTGGCTTCTTCCTCAAAATCATATTCAGGTTTACCGATTTGTGTATTCAAGTAGCACCTAAATTTGAAATTATCAGAAAAATCTACTATACCATTTTTAAGCTCAAAGTTATATGAGTTGTAATACTCAAGAAGCAGATAATCGTCTACCTTATTAGTTACAGTAAATATGTCAGAGTATATAGTTCCTAAGCCTGATATTGAAATAGCTAGATAATATAAACCTTCATGCTTTATTTCAACTATAGGAAGAATACCGGGATATTTAAGAAGTTTGAAGCCGGTATATGACTTGATAGTCAGGCCATTTTCTTTCATGTTTGTTGTTATAGCGGTATATGCTCCTGTATTGAAATTATATAATCTCACCCAGCTTATAGCTGTCCCACTAGCAAGAACTACTTGAAAAGGCAATAACATATTCTTATAGGTTATTAGCGGATAAACCTGGCCAAAAGCATAATCTTTACGGTGATTTTGCAGTGCAAGATTATCGTAAAAAGGCAATGGCGATATGTTATTATTCACTAACTTCATACTGCTAATTTACAAATAAAAATCTATATAAGAAATTTTCTTAATAATTTTTAACACACAATTTTATTGAGGCCTATATAGCAAATTAACTTTTGCTTGCCTGGTATTTATATTAAATGACATTTCATCTATTTTGCCATTTCCAAACGCTGTTTTAACGAGTTCCAATTCATCTAAATCTTCTTCAGATGGAAATTCTATCGTGTGCTTCATACATTTTTTTACATCTCGAGCATACAAAGTTCCAACAACATTGGACTCTATATTTTGAGCTGGCATATCATACATATATAGATTTTGCAGATAAATCCACGAAGCATACCAATTTTGAGCAATCGCTTTATAAATATCTCCATTTTCATCTATCAAATCTTCTATTGTAATTATAGGTAATTGGAACATATTATCCACGTAGAGTTTCATAGAGTATGTAAAATCTTCAGAACTGGTTTTTATATTTATATAAATATACTCTATGCCTAAGGGGATATTAAATACTTTATACCCATTTTCATCAGACGGAAGATTTTGCATATCTACATAAGGTACTTGCCCAAATGTAACCATCTTTTGGCTACTATATCCAAGAGCTCCAACGCTTCCTGCAATATAATTAGGACTATAAATTCTAAGTACAGACCCAGGATTTACTTTGGCTGTAATCATATTCCAACCTGATATATCGTAGATTCCACCTCTATCAGTTATATACGTATTGTGTGTAACTTCTGAAGTTCTGACCAAATTTGGTATTATAGGACAAAGTAAAGCAAATCCATCGTCTGAAAAGTTACTAGGATTAAATAGCATGAAATCTACATCAGATGAAAACTGCCCAATATTTATTTCTTCTGTTTTATCTTTTTGTATATACTGAGACTTTACATTTATAGCAACTCCACCAAATAGGTCTGTTACATCATCCATCCACCCAAATTCATACCGTTGATTTAAGTCTGATTTTTCAAATTCTACTTCTGATTGAAAATAGGATGACAGCTTTTTGTTAAATTGGTCAGTAAGTGCAGTAAAATCAAGTTGATAGCTTGATTGGCTTGAATAACTTCCGCCATTCATGAAAAAGTATATATGCTCAATTTTGAATTTATTATTCTCAATATACCAGTAACATCTAAAGCAATCACGCAGCATTTTCATTAGTTCCTCAAGTGAAGTTTCAGCTTTCTGAGCAGGCTGGCTATAATTGCCTTTAAGGATATTTGTTTTTTGCGTTATATATACATAGAATTTAGCCAATCCAAGAGGATTATCATTTCCATATAGGAATTGGCTATATTCAACAGTAGGTTCATGCGATATTGTTGGGTCTATTTTTTTAAGAATAGCCTTTATTGCTGCACCGATAGAATAACTATCTTTTAGTGTATACTGCTTTCTTAATATCTTTTCAAAATATTCATAATAGCTATCATAAACATACCACAATGATGCATTTGCCCATGAGTTCTTACTAATGGGCAAAGCACGACCTATATAAGCATTACTAGGAATAAACTGATTTGTAAAATACTGGTTGTAATCATTTAGACCATATTTAGTTGGTTCGTCTACTGCTCTAGAAGTACAGAAAAATAGTCCGCTTCTTAATCCAATACACTTTTTATAATTTCTATTATCAGTAACAAAGTCATCAGGTGGTAAATCATAAGTGTTCTTTACACCCTCTGAGTCTTTTACTGTATCTACATCACAAAGTAGGCGCATATATATATGATATACAAATGGGCTTTCAATAGTAAATTTATCAGAAGGATTACTTACATTTACCATTTCTATATTCTCGCGCCCTATATAGCAATTACCGGCATTTGTAAACATCCACCGTTTTACAGATCGATAAAGTACTGTGTCATCGTTATTACGTTTAATATAGATATAAGCCTTTGTCAACGGGGTATCTGTCCCCATATAACAGGTATAACCATTCCAACAACTCCAATATCCATTTGTACCAGCATATACTCCATTAACACCAGAAATACCAGCTCCTCTTACATAAAATTCATTTCCTGCTTTTATATAAGAAAAGTAGTATTTATTGATAAGGTCATCATGGCTATCAATAGCACTATTTACATCGTCTTCCCAGTATGTTCCTCCAAAGAAGTTAGTAATGGAATTAGCACCACGAACATAGACTTGCATTAACGGGCGCTTATGCAAGTCTATTCTTGTTATTTCTGGAGCAAGCTTTATAAGGTCATAAGTATTTTCATACTTATTCATAACCTCACTATAATCATCTATAGCAGTAGTTTTGAGCTCACATTTCTTTTTGTCATAATCAAGCTTACAGTCTGTTTTGTTAAACTCACCTTTATAGTACTCAATCCATTTTCCAGAAATTCTATTATACTTGTCAATGATAAAAATAAGCTGGTCTTCTAGACCTGAATTTGCTATAAGCTCATAGTCTTGGCCGAATAGATTTATTTTGCCGTCTAATGATATTCTAAAAAATTCCTGGCCACTTTCTTTTGTATATTTTTTACTAAGGTCTTTATAATGAGGATTTACTTTTATTCTATCCTCACCATTTATCTGAATATAGAAATTATACTTAGGAGGCATCATAAGCTTTTTAATTTTTAATTATACGTTTAACATTCTTGCATTGCATAACTACAGTTCCATCAGGCATTGCATAATACTTGACTTCATTTTGCTTTCTTATACTTCGCACATCATCTTCTATTTTAGATAAATCTATATTGCCATTAGCATTAAGAGCTATGCTTAGACCATCTGAATTAGCAAAAGCATTCAAATACTTATCTTCAAATGTACCTTTGTTAAAGCTGTCAATAACATCAGGCAATATTTTACGATATTTCCTTGTACGCTTTTTGTTAATAATAGCAAGTGCTTCACCACCTTCAGCTCTCATTCTCTTGCCTTTACTATTGTTTGTGCCCAAATCAATGTCATTACCAGAAGCATGTGAGCCTCCTTCCAAGAACTCAAGACCACCTTCACCATATTCTTCAGATTGGCTCGCAGTTACTTGCTTTGCTTTAACTTTGGCTACAGCAAATGAGGTCCACATTGTAGCAATCGCAGCTAGTGCAAGAGCTGGACCTACAATAGGTATCGAGGAGAATGAGCTCCATAAGTTAGCAGATGCTGTAACAAGTGAAGATGCTTGAATTACAGTATTTAGATTTTCTTGACGCTTTTGAGCAGCTTCAAGCATTTTTTGCTTTTCTTGTTGTCTTTTCTTTTCTTGTTCAAGTTCCTTTTTAGCTGTAGCTACATTATTAGCATATCCATTATTACGAGCTTCAACCTCTGCATCATAAGCTTTTTGTGCGGCCTCTACTCGAGCTTCAGCTGCTTCTACAGCCTGTTCAGCTAATTCAACTTCGGCATCCATAATGGATTGAAGCTGTTCTATTACTATATTTACAGCATCTTTTAGGGCATCAATCTGGTCATCATCAAAGCCAAGTTTCTCAAGCAAAGTACCGCCTAAACCTTTTTTACCGATGTTTTTAATAAAGTCATCAAGCTCTGATAATTCACGGTCGATGCCTTTAACCGTGGCTTTAGCAGCATCAATCTGAGCTTGACTCCAATCTAGTCCACCAGCTTCTGCTAAACGTATTTGTTCTTGCCATCTAGCTTTTTCTTGTTCAAGCTTAAATCGGGTTATCTCAGTTTCACTGCGCTTAACTTCATTAAATACAGCTTCATCAAGAGCTTGTTGCTCATCGAAGCTTGACATATTAAAACTACCAACAGTAATAGCTTTTTGTTTATCAAAAGATGCATTTATAGCGCTTGTAGGTTGTCTTTTAGCTTCTGGTAACTGAGCATTCTTAAGCAATGCTATTTGTCTTTCTACATCTAATCGCTTTAATGAATTGCTGAGTTCCTCATAAGAACCTTTTTTTGATACTTCACCTTCTAATTCTAACAACTCTAATAGCTGTTCAGCTTTTTGTATTTCTACATCTATATTGAGCAAATCTAGACTTAGAGTTAAGCCTTTTTGCTTGTTCTTTATAGCATTTTCTATATCATCTAGCGCTTTGATAGCTGTTTCTTTTTGGCTTTCTGTAAGCTTTTTATATTTTTCATCTTGACCATTCAGTATTTTTTGGATTCTAGAATATTTATTGTTTAAATCAGCTATTTCTTGATTGAATGATGCAAAGGCTTCAGCTCTGCGCTTCTTATTTTCATCCATCTCAATCTCTGTACGGCTCTTTTGATATGCTTTTTCGGCTGCTAATGCCAGGTTATTTAGGCGGTCATCAGCGTCTCTTGGTGTACGACCTTTTTTATCTTTTTTGTGAGATTCTTCTAAGCCAATTTCTTTAAATAGAGCATCTGCTTGGTCTTCATAAAATTTCCATACGTTGAAATAGCTTTCAACTTCTTTTTCAAGAACATCTGCATCTTTTTGTAAACTTTCTACATTTCTCTGTCTCTGCTTTTTTAATCTAGTTTCAAGTGACAAATCAGAGTCTGGTCCAGAAATGCTGCCCCATAAAGCTTTAAAGTAATTTATAGTTTTGTCGAAAAAGCCGTACTCACGCACTTTTTCAAGTTCAGCTTTATTTTCTGCAACTAATAGTTTTTGGTATTGCTGGGACACAACATTCAGCGCAGCTTCTGCTTTAGCTCTTGCTTTATATGCGGCCACTACAGATTCAGTATTATCTACAAAAGCATTATTGGCGTCATTTATACTATCAATGGTGATGCCTAATTTACTGAACTCTTTTTCATTATCTTTAATCCACTGTGTTTGTGCTTTTATATTATCCCCTAAATCTTTCCAATTTTCAGATAATCTTCTTAATACTGCTATCTGCTGGCCATAAGACCCTGTAGACCCTTTTCCTAGTTCATCATTTAAGTCCTCTAAAGCATCTTCAAAAGATTTAGCTGCATCTCTCCCTGCAAACGTCCTATCAATCCATGTAATGATTTCTTTACCGTACATAGAGAATACAGTAAGTAAAACTACTAGTGCTGTATTCCAACTAAACAGTGATTTTACAATTGACTTTGTTACACTTACAGTTTCTTTACCTTCTGCTCTCAGTAATTCATTTTTCTTTCTTAGTCTGTTAATTTCATCAACTACCATAGGTATATTATTCGATATACCTAAGAAGAATGTATTAAGTGATACAGCTGCAGCAGGTAATTCTCGTACTACTTGAGAAATAGAAATGCCTAAGCCATCCCATGTTTTTTGGTAATGACCTACAGACAATCTATAATTACCTGTCGCTTCTTGCAATTTTATCATCTGCTGATAAATTGCATTTGTTTCAGCTTCAAGCTTTTTACCAGAGTCAGTAGCTTCTCTCTCAGCTGCAGACATCTGATTAAGTCGTATTTTATTTAATGCATATTGAGCTGAAAGTCTATTATAAGAACCTTCTGCAGAATTAGCAATTGTAGCCTGTAATTGAGCAATCTGATTTGCTTCTCGTATTTGAGTTGAATAGAGTTTAAGTTGCTGGTTTTCTTCTGACTGAGCATAAGCAAGTTTCTCTTGAGCTTGAGCTAATGGGTCTACTGTAGCTTTCTGCTGTTTTCTAGCAGAAGTAAGCTCAGCAATCTTAGCTTTTAACTCAAGTAATCTTTTACCTTCATCTGACTGTAAATAAGCTAATCTTTGCTCTGCCTTTTCTACTTCAGACAGAGTTTGGATATGAGGCTTCATTTGGTCATCAAGGGCCTTAATCTGATTTTTCAAATTAAGAATATCATTGAGTAGCTGTTGCCCCATTTCGCTATCTGCTCTTTCAGCTGCAGTTAAAGATTTATATAGCTCAACTGTTTGCTTTAGGTCAGACTTAAGACGGTCATAAGAAGATATAGCTTGCTGGATATAACGCTGCTGTTCTACAGTTGCTCTATTAGCATCTGAAGTTTGTGCTTTAAGCCAAGCAATCTGTTTACCCGTATCAGATAAAGCTAATTTAAGCTCATTCTGAGCTCTTTCAAGTCTTGACGTAGATGCTGTTGCTTCATCAATAGCTTTACGCCCTTCACTTGTAGCTCCACTAGCAGATTTAATAGAATGCACAATCCTATCTGCACCTGCCCTGATAGCATTTACCATTGTCTCGTATGACTGATTGAGCTCGCCAAGTTGCTTGACAAGCTTTTCAATTGAGTCATCCGGCTCAATTATGTCGCTATATTTTATCTTATCGTCTTCAGCCATAATTATTTCCTTTTATGCCGTTTAACACTCTTGCTTTCTGCTTCTAATTGCTGTTTTATATTATCAACAGCATTATAGAATTGAAGTACTGTCATCTTTTTAGCGTCCATGCTTGTTTTTTGAGCTATCAAAAGACAAGTACTTTCAAATTGCTTATCATATTTTATCTCAACAGACTCACTTCCTATGTATGATTTTGGAGAATGCATATTAAGCATTATCATATCTATGGTTTCTATCTGTTCAGAGTTATCTGTGTCATTTATCATAGAGTCCAACACAAGAAGTGTTCTTTGCTTTAACTTATCGTATGCATCTTTTTCCTTTGGATTTACAAAATCTCCTGGAAAGTACATTTCAAGTTCGGTGGTTACTTTTTTTTTAAGCCAAGTCAAAAAGTCTATAATCTTTGAATGCTTTATTTCTTTAAGCCTGGCCAATATGTTTTTAAGTCCATCATCTGACAAATCATTAACTTCTTCACCGTCTATGCTATGAATAAGAGCTGCAAAAGCTAAGTACCTCGGTGAAATTTCGTTGTTCACCATATACATATTTTGCCTCATGTTTTGCAGTTCTTGCAAAGCTTTTTTGGCATTATTGCTTTTAATGAATTTAGCAACACGGGTTATATGGGCATCAATATCGTCTGCATCTGAGCCAATTCCAGAGTCTATAAGCAAATACTTATTGTACTTCTGAAAATTTACAATAGGCATTTCATCTATGCTGTCATATACCCGTACGACTTTTTTATTTACTATCAGGTTTTTCATATTAAAATTCGCGTTATAGGGGTTGATATGATAGGAATAAGTATAATACTCATCTCATTAAAGAAAATAGCGAGAATGATAGCGAGAATAAGCGACGTCCAAAAGCTTAAGCAAAAGTCACAATCGAATAATTGAGAAATAAGCTTAGGAGCTCTGGTAATTATCTCATTGCGCACACCGAGTTTTCCAATTAGCAAAATAGCAAATGCTGCTGCTAAGGCTATATATATTAAAGCCGAAAGCATTGTTATAAAATATACCGTTGACATAATTCTCTAGTTGTTAAAGTAAATTCAATTCGTATTCCTGCATAAGGGTACATGAAGAATTGTTTATCAATATCTTGTATACCTTCTCCTTTATAAGTATAGTTATTATAGATTTTCTCTATTGAATAACCTTTGTATATATTTTCAAAGCGCTCATATATATCATTTATAACAAGCTTACCAGTTGTAGTAATAAGACCTGGAGTAGTTAATACCCGCATAATTTCATCTTTTACTTCTTCTGTATGCATAACAGTTTCATCTTCATAAATGCTACTGAGGTCATACCAGAATATAATGGCCCCGCTGAAAGTATATTGTGGCAATGATTGAACTACTTCAGTAATCTTTTGTGGGTCATAAATATCAAACCATGAAAAATTGCCAAAGTTATCATTCGGTAAAAGTGACACATATTCTCCATTGCCGTTATACATCGCAGGATATATAAACTTATTACCATCTGGCCTATGTTCTACAAGCTTATATGCTCTACCAAATGCACAATTAAGCCACTTAAGTCTGTTCATAAGTGACTTTTGCATATCCTGTAATATCTTATCAAGCAATACAGGGTCTTCCTTAAATCTTATTTGTACTGAGTTTTCCTTCATTTCCTTATTGCCTGTTTTAATCGTTTAACTAATTCTTTTCTTATGTGAGAACGAATTATTCTGGTAAAATTTTTATCTGTTAAGCGAAAAATCTCTTCACCATATTTCTCAATAAGTTCAGGTGTTTTTTCATCACTCGCAGTCACATAAAAACCTTCTGAGTCAAATACTACAAACATAGACTCATGAAAAGCACCTGTATCTCGTAATGTGACCCTTGTAGTAGGCTGACCTTTTTTCTTTTTTATTTGTATGGTTTTAGGCTTGTATGGCATATAATCCATTATCTTTTCACCTCTACCGTTGATACCACGACGATATAACTGGTCATCTGCTATAGCTGATACTATTACGTCTTCTTTGTCACGCACAATATCTTCTAATAGCATAGGCAAGCTATCCTTAAAACTTCGCAACCTATATTCCAGATTGCGGAGTGTCGCGTTATATCGTTTTACAGCCATACTTATACAGTTCTATATTTAATGCCATTGTTTCGACATGGCAAACATACTCTATCAATTTCAGAAGTACTTAGCTTAATGGCCTTGAAAGCCATATCTAGCTGATAACTTAAACCTGATTTTTTCATAGAAGAAGAGTCACCATCTACTTCATATAATATATCAAGTCGAGAAGCATTAATTGAATGCCTATTTGTCCTTACGTTAGAGTTATATGCAAACTCGCGTAACATATCTACAGCTACCTGCTTAGCTATGACATCTTGGAACATCATTCTCTGTTCAATTATAAAATCTGTAATATCACAGCTTACAGTAACTTCTAAATTTAATCCGTAGTTGTTATCATAAGTATATTGATTATTTTCAACATCCCATAGGTGAAGTGGGCACTTTGCAAAATCTTCGTTAAAGTCATCATTGAAATTAACTGCATCTACAAGTTCTTCATTTACAAAAAATGGATGAATTTCAAGATACTTAGACCATGCCATCCAAGCAAGTAATTCTCTACGTGAGCATGAACCGCAAGGCTCTTTTGACCAGTCTTTATTTTTTCTAATAGCTTGACTTCCCTCTGGAAGTTCAGACTGAAAATAGCATAAATACCAACTTCCTCCTGCATCATTATCTTCACTTTGATATGGCAAATAGAGGTCATCGACTGTAAACCATTCAGCACTATTATCTCGTATCTTATTAAGCTTTATAATCTTTACTGGAGCATCCATACTTGAATGCATAAGATACAAAGTATATTCTCCAGCTTTAGTAAACTGAAGGCATATTTTATTTATCTTTGTGGTTACACCTTTTGCTCTTACTGGTACAATTTCAAAGCCAACTAAGTTTTTCTTATTCTTTACAGCATCTACTAATCTACCTGTTCCATCAAACAAAGTACGACTTTCGCATAATGGCTTATTTGTTCCTTCTACCGTTTTTTCATTACAGTATCTAGTAATAGCTTTTTGAATACTTGCTTTTGTTTTGCTCTCGAGCCATTCAGAAAATAAATTGGTTTCAACCCAATACTCAGACTCAATATCGGGCTGTTTTCCTTGTGCTTTTTGAAGCGCTTTATATCGTGTTCCTTGATAATCAACTACATTGCCTTTGCTATATTCCTTTTCAGAATTGTATTCTGGAAAAGTGATATTCTTAAAGTCCGGAGCAATACATGACATATTCTGCAAAGTCAGCAAAGGATGAATTTGTTGAAAATATAAGCCACTTTCACTCACGGTTAAAGCATCAGATATTTTTAAGTCTGATGTATCATAATTCTGCTCCCATCCAATAAGGTGTAACAGTTTTTCTTGTATATCGTTGGCTCTAACCATAATTCTTAATTTTTAATGAAAAATAGGAGGCCACTATCGCCTAGTGGCTCAGTGTGCCTCCTACCAAAGCTAATAACAACTCAAAGATTTGCTATCGGTATTCGTTAAACTTAAACTACTGTTTTAGTATTAACTGGACTTTTTTCAGAGTTAACTACTACAACTGGCTTAGCATAAACAGCATCCTCGCTTGATACGTTGAATGCCAGAATAGGACTTGCCAAAGTGCTAGGTGCACTGTTATGTGCAGTCAAGAAGGCCACGTCAACAGCAAAACCATAGTGCTCTTTGCGCGTACGAGTCATATCAGCAGTAGCGGTTCCTGCAATAGTATTGTAATCACCTACAGAATCGTAGAAATATGTACCAACAGGCATGTTCAGCAAAGGCAAAGTAGCAATACCCCACTCATGGCCGTCACCGGAAACAGTTCCAAGCAAGCAGTCACGCTCGAAGCGGGTCAACATTCCAAGAGAGCCGGCATTTACAGCATAACCCTGAGCATACTTGTTTTCAGCAGCTGCAATATTGTTCGTCAAATGAACAATCTTTGTGCCGAATTCATTCTGCTTGTTTACATCATTGTAAAGGCCGTGTTGCTGCAGTTTACGCATAATAGACTCAACACCGGGGTCACCTACAATGTGCAACTGACCATAGAAGTCATTTGCTCCCATCATAACCTCGAGGTCACCAAATGCGTTTTCGCGTTCAGTCCACTTTGCATTGATGGCATTAGCAGACCAGTTATACAGCAGCGGATTTTTCAAAACCTGTGTTTTGTTGGCTGCGAGAGCAGTAAGAGCAGCTTCATCAAGCTTTTTCGCAAAAGCATAGATGTACTTCATCATCTTGGTCTCAAAGTCCTTCTGAATGCCAATTTCGTTGTTCATGTACATTGCCGGAGCAATAGTAAATCCCCACGCATAAGTGGCAAATGTGATTTGAACCATCTTAGAAGTGTTTTCACTGTCGGCGATTGTCAAGGTGCGAGTACTACCGATAGTAATATCAGCATCGTAGTCAATTACCGGAGTTTCCAGCGTGTTACCGATGGAGGTCCTTGCTTTTTGCTTCAGTTCCTCAGTGAGGATGCCAGTAGGGTCTTCAGACTGCACCATAAAAGCGTTCAGCGCACCGTACCTACTGGGGCGATACTCAAACTTATCAAGGTTAGAGTTCGCACGAATGTTCTGGATACGTGTTAAAACTAGACTCATAACTTTTAAGTTTTTAATTGTTAATAATTATGCTATTATGGTGCATTACCCTTTTACGCCTTATAGCATTTTTTTCGTTTATCTCTTAGGATGTGCCGTTTTATCTAATAGGCAAACTTGCCACATTGTTTTCAGTTCTCAGTTGCATTGACTGGTCTGCAAATTTCTGTGAGTCGCGGGTCAAACCATTTGCAAGCAGATGTGCCTCAATGGCTTTATCGGCTTCAACTTGGCTCTTGATGCCAGACAAATCAAGTGTTCCACCTGTTCCGCCTGAACCAGACCCAAAGCCTCCTGTTCCACCGCCTGCCTGCTGACGACCTGTATCGATTACATCTTTAAGCGATGTTTCCATTACAAGCTCTTGCATCGTATAAGGATTAAGATTGTTCTTCGGATTGTTAAGGATATTACCATCTGCACCACGAATAACAAGTTTCTTTCCTCCTTGGCCGTCCTCTATGAAATCAGGAGTACCTTTTGCAAGGACTTCTGCTTTTGCAGCGTTGAGCAGCGTCTTCTGAATAGGCTCAGTAATACCACTCTTAAACTTAAGACCTGCTGTAGCAGCTTGAAAAGCATAATCTACATGCGTGTCCTTAATAGTTTTATCAAACTCTGCCTTTTTGGTATTGAACTCAGTTTCCTTTGTCTGAAGTTGAGTTTGAAGCTGAGTTACTTGGGCTTTAGCATCTTTCAGCTGTTGTTTCAAAGTTTCATCGCCAGTTCCTTTTTCAAGTTTAGACTGGAGCTCTGCAACCTGTGCCTGAGCAGCAGTAAGCTGAGTTTGAATTGTTTTCACAGACTCTGCTTTAGTTTTGTACTCGCCAAGTACGCGCTTAGCATAGTCGTAACTTTTTTCACCATCTTTCTTTTTAATGCCTGTAATGCCAAGAATATCAGTGTCATACTGACCGTGCAATGCGCCGATTTTAGTACCTATAACGGTATTCTCATCATTTCTTGACATCTCAGCAATTGCATTCAGCTGGTCATCTGTAAGACCTATTAAAGCTGAACTCTGTCGTAGCATCTCAATTGTTAACATATAGCTTTGTTTTTATTGTTAATTACTTTTGTACTAACTCTGCAGCATCTCCATACGGGTCATGTAAAGCCGCCATAATGGTATAACCAAGGCCTTTATATGTTTTCTTGAAAAGCTGCCACTCTGCGAATGTGAATATTTGAGTATATGCTGGTGACTCTTCTTTACCGGTCATTGGATTAAACCTACGACCGCGCACAATTGACAAGTGCACCATCTTCTCAGTACCCGGCTTAGGAGTATAACCACTCTTAGCCTGTGTTTTCGATGCCGATGATTTTTCTTCGATAACATCATCAACATCTACTAGGAAAAGAACTACCTCGTCAAGCTCTTCCTGTAAGTCGCTTGTCCAAGCTTTTCCGCCTTTAGCTTTAGCAGCTTCTAGTTCTGCTTTACGCTCTATGGCCTTTTTCTTATAAGACTTAACATCCTCAAGACTGAGTGCCTGTAGTTGCTGAAGTTCCAATTTCTGTAACATATTCCAAAAGTTTTTTGTTTATAATATCTATTTTTTCTCTCATTGGCTTATTTGAAGCAAACTCAATTATGTTAATGTTCTCACGTTCAAATTTTTCGACTAAAGTACTAAAATTTATTTTAAGCTTTACCAAATTTTCATTTAATAACTCTTTTTCATACAATTTTAACACTTCATCCAGCGTTTTATGTGGATATGGCTCCAATTGCTTTAAGATGAGCATTCTCTGAAGTACCAAAGGATTATTGCGATACTCAACTTCAAGAATTTGTTGCGATATAGCATCTAGTTCTGAGTTAGATGCACCATTCTCCTTCGCTTGTTTATACTTAGAATATAGCTCTGTTACTGTGAAAACGTAAAACTCTGTACCCCAGTTTACAGAAGATGATATGAAAGCACCTCCATACCTGAGTTTGCAAACAGTATCTTCGACAAATTTCTGTGCCAATTCAAAATTGGTCTTTAAGGCATTGAGAACTGAGGTTTTGCTTTCAAAGTTAGCAGTTACCTGAGTTTCATTGATAGCTTCTTTTTCACTTACAGTACCACCTGAACCAACAACAGAAATTACAATTTCATTTTTAAGCCTTGCGCACTCATTGACATTATAGTCAAGTGAGTCTTTATCGATAGTAGTTATCTGAACAGGATTACGCATATCTGCGACACCTTCAGATTGATTTGGTATAGGAACTTCTAAGAATGAACCAGGACCAGCTATACGCTTTTCGCTACAGCAAGGACACTTTTCAACTGTTCCATCATTGAGAATTTTATACTCGCCTTTTGCATTGCGTAGAAAACCTCCATCGCAGTAATCACCAGTCTCATTATTCTCAAAATTACAATCAGCTTCATACGCACTATATATAGGATAAGGTGCATACAAGTCTAAATGCTGCTTCGAAATAGAGAAGAACAAATACCAATCAAGATTTGACAGCTCTTTTGTAATTGGATTTTTCTTAAGGTCTTTATTTTTCTCATTGAGTTGTGTTGACCAAAAGAACCGAGCTGGGCAATATTCTAAATCGTGCTTTGCCTCTGAAATAAGTGACTGAATTTCATTTTTCTCATTCAGCTGATATACTCTTATAGAAGTATCATCAAATACAGCTATTCGATGTTCCGGCTGTTTGAAAATAAGCCACTCAAACTGATTTTCATCAAGTCTAAAAGTCTGGTAATCAATTACGGCATCAATCTCAAGCCAATAAAAATACGGCTCTGGGCGCAAAGATGTTTGTACTTGAGGAAGGTCTACTACCAAAATACTATTTGGCGATACCTGCATTCTCTTCCATCCAGTTGTCTTCCACACCTCTGGCTCATTGAGGTTATTCTTTTTATACTGAGACCAATCCTCTGCAAGCTCTGAGTCTGTAAACTGGTATGAGCTTGATGAGTTACGGCTATAGAAAACCCTTTCGAGTTCTCTATAGACGTCCTCAACTACAGCAGGTGTAGGCAACGGAAATTTGAACAGATGAAGGAATATGTTGAATTTATCCTTCGGAAGCAACTGTCTTACCCAATCAAGGAATATAGTCGTAGGTTGGTTAATATCAGATACAGCAACATTCGTCTCAGTATGAAATCTAAGACGACGCTGCATGTTTACAGCTTTCTGAATAGTCTGACGTTTAGTCGGCTTTTGCAGAATCTGCTTTATCTGATTTAATTCTAAGGCCATTTTCTTCGTCGTAAGTATAATTGCTATCTTTAGGTAATTCCCATCCACCATTTATGGCTGTGCCCATATCAAGCAGGCGTTCGGCATGCTGAATGCCAAACTCCTGCCTCATATTGTACTTAGGCACAACCAATGTTACTGTTTGTTCTTTTTTCTTTCTCATAACTGAAAGTTTTAAGCCCCAGCAGAAGCAGCATTAACCCAATCTGTAAGAGGATTGAAGTCCAACGTTTCACGCTTAATGATGTAGAAGTTATCACTCCAGTTAGGATAGAATGACCATTCAATGGTATTGCTGTCCGGCTCTTCAAAACCACCAAGCTTCTTGTCACCAACAAAGAACTTACCAATAGGAATTGGGAAGTATGCTGTAGGCTTATCCTGGTCATCTACCAAACAGCCGATATTACCATTTTCATCAATCAGCCAAACACCAATCTCTTCACACATGTACTGTTTCAGCTGTGCAATTGTCTTCTGACTTTCCTGATAGATAGTGGCAGAGAACGTTGTCGGCTCACGACCAATTGTAATCTCAATACCTCCAAGTGTCTGGTTACCACCGCCGAATGTACGAGCTGCACCAGGCTCAGAAGTAGGTCCTTGAATATACGGAGAAACTGTCATTTTAGAACCATCAGCCGCAGAAAACAAGGTAGAAAATGATGCTTTCTTAGTCGGGTCAGTGACAGAGTTCTTCGTTCCAGCTGTCTTATAGATGCGCTGGAATGCAGCTTTTTGAACTTGCCCCATACTCTCCTTGCATTCAGCAATCTCAAGGTCGGCGATATGAGCACCGGCAGGGCATCCACAGTTTAATCCCATATTATTTATGTTTTTAATGTTAATACTACCGAGCAGCTACCCTTAACTTGCATCGAATTACCTGTATTTTTGCTTCGAATTGACTTCTCAACAGTGCAAATATACTAAATTTCTTTATAAGTTGTACTGCTTTTAACATTTTTTATAGAGGTATTTTTTATCTCATATTCTCGCATTATATTTATTCAAGGCTTATGATTTAATCATTTATATATAATTAAAAGCCTAGAAATTACGAGAATAATGCGAGAATTTAATCTTTTATCACCTTATAGCCTCTTTTTTGGAAAAATTCATCCATTACATAATAGCTACACTTATTTCTGCCGTTAATTATGGCTTTATCTTTTTTAGCACACCATCTTGTAACTTTAGGCGCTCCAGTGTAATATAGCCATTTATTATATAAACAGCTTGCACAACACATGTTTGCCTTAACTCCATTCGGGCTTATCATCTTTTCCATACTAGTTTCTCAATGATATTTTCTTCCTTCCAGCTTTTCTACTATGCATTTCTACTACTCCAGTTAATGCATCTGGTGCATCATCATGAGCAGCCCTTCGCTTATTATCTTTACGATAAGTTGTAATAGCATTATAGAATTCACGCCATTTTTTATCCCAATTTTCTGGAAACGCTACATCTGAGTTAACAAGAGCTGAATTTGAAAAAATACGAGCAGCTTTATTTTTTGTCTGTGTAAAAGTATTTATGGCTGTTTTGAAATTATGCAAAGTAGCTCTTGTAATACGCTTTACATTTCTAGCAAACTGCCTACCACCATTATTGGACTCTATCAGACATTCTGTTATACTATTTTCTGTGAGCATTTTAGCCAACATTACTTCAGTTTTTTCCATGGGCAGTTGTGTGTATAGCACATCAATTACATATAGCATTTCTGGAGTATTTATAAAGCAAATTGCACATAAATAATCAGAGCCAGTATCAGCTGTATCAACGTAACACCATCTTTGATTAGCTTTAGAGCCTGATGGCAATTCTATATTTTGATATGTTCTAAACTCGTGATACATAAGGCCCTCAGTAGGAATTGGATTTTGCATATACTGCGTCTCAAATACTACCGGGTTAATCTCTCGTAGTTTATATAGCTCCTCAAGATTGTGCTTCATTGGCCAAAGAGCATGTTCTTCTCCTGTTTCAGGGTCTGTTTGTATAACTGGAAGTGATAAAACAGTCCATGTATCTGGCTCTATCTCTTGCAAATAGCCACAGAGGTCATGCTCGTGTAATCTTTGCATTATGATAATGATAGGTGTCCTGCGTGAGTTAACACGATTACGTATTGTATTTTCAAAACGTTGGTTTATGCGCTCTCGTATAAGGTCAGATGCTGCATCGTCGGCTTTCAGGGGGTCATCGATTACAATTGCGCCTTGAAATATATTGGTTTTAGCATCTATCATTTTAAGCATTTCATTTGTGTGGTCATCAAATACAAATATATCATTACCTCCATCCATTTTATCTATTTCTTCATCTACTGCTCCAGCACCAAAACCTGTGACCTGGCCTTGTGTTGACACTGCATAGAGCTCTCCACCAGCTTTAGTTTTCCATCTCTTAGCTGAACCTTTCTCGGATGCAAGAGCTGAATTAGGAAAGAGTGTTTTATATAATTCTTCACTCATTATATTACGTACAGTATCTGAATTGTCATTCACAAGTATATCTGAATAAGACAAGTGTAAAAATCTGCACCTCGGGTTCAAGGCGAAGGCCCATGAGATAAATGATTTTATAACAAGCTCAGTTTTCCCGTACCTAGGAGCGATATTGATAATCAATCTGGTAATTTTACCATCTACAACATCTTGTAATACTTCGAACATTTTCTTATGATGCTCTGCTACTATAAATGAACGTTTATATTGACATTTAAACATTAGTTTAGTATACTTTTCAAATGACGTAAGAGCCTCAAGACGTAACATTTCTACAGGATTTACAGTTCTGGCCTTAGTAGTATTTAAGGCTCTTTCTTGCATTGTTTTTAGTGAGTCCATATCAACCGAATAAGTAAAATTTGAAGTACTTGTCCTATAAGACCGCCAAGTAGTGTGGCAATTACATCTAGCCAATCAAACTTGTTTCCATAGGACCTATCTTTAAACTCCATACCAATTGCTAGTCCAGCAGCGAACAATATAGTAAATAGGAATGCTGCAGGAATTGCATACTTAAAATGTTTTTCTCTATTGCTTTCTAATAACCACATAAGATATAAATTTTAAAGGTAATGCGCGTGCGCGCGTTCTATTATTTAATTAAAGTATCACGTATCAAAATATATGCTTCTCTTGACACCGGTTGATTTGGTATTATTCCTGTTTGGAGTTGTTGCTGCTCAGGTAGATTAAGCTGCATAGGTCCTTTACCGAATATTCTATCCCATAATTTTTCTATAGTTTCAATGTTACCTAGCTTTTCGTCTTCAATAAGGCGCTTAATTACAGTCTTTATTACAACTGGCACTTTTTTATTAGTCATTAAAGCCTGTAGCTGCGAGTTATTGCATGTTAACAAACAAGCCAATAAATTAGCCGTGTCTTGCTTTGTAAGCTGAACACTTAAATTGATATTAAGGCTAGTAAGAAGCTTTGTTATTTCAGGCCTTGATGCTCCTTGTAACTGAAGTGCTGAGCGTATAGCTGATGAATATGAACCTCTGCCCGAGTCATGGCGTTCTGCTAACTCAGTTGCTTTAAGCGGCTCTACAGTCTGAGCCTCAAGTGCCTCAATAGCCTCAACTCGTTTTTGCTGCTCTACGATGCGTTTGGCTTGAAGCTCAGTTTGGCCATCTGGTATTTCTTCCACACCGAGTTCTTCTGCTAATGATTGGCGCTTTTCTTGTTTAACTTGAAGATTTTTAAGCTTCTGCTTTTCAAGATACTTAATACGAGCCAATTCCTTTGCATCTTGTTTTGATTTAATGCGCGTGGCCTCTTGTTCTACAAGCTTGGATGTGTCTGGATTAGACATTCCAGGAACTACTGGCCTGTTTGGCAATATATCTGCTAATTTCTGTGCTATTTTATCTGTTTTCATATCAATTTCTTTTTAATCTGAATATCTCCATAAGCGTTTATAAGCTGTATTTAATCTGCCACTACAGCATGCGGCTATATTACTGGCATTTAAGCTATAGTGTCTTGCCGCGGCTGTAATAGAAGGCCATTCTGCCACTTCTGTATAGCCTTTGCCTTTTTCATAAGCATATTCTTTTATAGGTCTTGCATTAGAAGCTAATACTACTTTTTCGTATTTATCTCCTATTTGGTCGCGCACAAGTCTTATATACTTCTTTTCTTCTTCATACTTATTGCCTGCCATATATATTTTATTAAAGCCATAAGGCTCATAGCAGCTATTTAATAATATAGTTTTATACTTAAGCTTAAATAAAGCATCTAATGTATATTCGCTTGGCTCTTTTATAGATACATATAGGGTGTTACTATATTTCATTGACTCTTTTAGAAGTACATTTTGTTTTATGCTATCGTCTAATACAGAATTTATAAATTTTCTTAATTCTGTTTTTACTGATAGCATAATTGTGTGGCCTACATACACCCTATTATCATATTCAAATTCAACGATAAATATCGCGAATTTAGATGTGAGGTTATCAGGGCTATCGACCTCGATTTTTTTATTGCATATTTCTAGCATAGCTGCGAATTTTTATTTTATAGTGCAAATATACAAAATATAATTCAAACGATATATATTTCAATTGTTAAAAATATCATTTTGGTAATTTTTCTTGCGAGAATAGAAAATAAATACAAGATAGTTTATGTTTACCCTATGTTTATTTTTTGTTTATTGCGCAAGCTGTTGATTTTCAATAAGTTAGAATGAAATAAACAAAATAAATAAAAATCCAATCTCCCTATACATCCTATTTTTAGTTTGATAGTTTCTGACAAGCCTATTATTAGCTCTATAAAATACTATCAAATCATATTTTACGGTCTACCTAGATAATTATTGTTTATTTGTTTATAATATATCTAACTCATTGAAAATCAATCACTTATCAAGAAACAATCAATTGTTTCTCTTGTTTCTCTTGTTTACAGCCTTTTTGCGAGAATGCCTGAATGATGGTCTTTGCGAATTTTGATTTGGTGGCAATTTGCGAGAATGATTTGAAGCCAAAAAATTTTTCTGCCTATGGACATGGCTCTATATACTATATATAGGGGGCACGCCGGCACCGTGCCAGGGGCCTAACTCGCACCAACATGTTTTAACAATTGGTCTGCGAGCCTCTGAGCCGGCACGTTAACAGGCTTTAACAAATGAATTGAATGGCTCTGAGCCTGTTTGGCTTAATCTCGTGACCCGTATCGCGTTCAAATCCTTGCAATGATAGTTTATATGGCTGAGAGGCTCAGAACAGGTTAGGAAATGTTAGATTGAGCCACGGAGCCACTCTGGTACCACAATCATTCTGGCCAGAGCCGGCTCAGCACCTTTGAGCTAATGTGCCACAATTCTTAACGTAAATTTAACATTTCCTAACTCGCTATATTTCACCATATCGAGATTTACTGTACGTGCTACTTGGCTAACTGCCAGAATGTTAAATGTGGTTAACAACCATCCGATTTAACACAACTTAAACCTGAGAATTTTTCTATGTTATTTTTTTAGCACCCACAAAATAGCCTGAAAAAAATATGCCAAAAAGTTTCGTGTTTCGTATATTATTTGTATATTTGCATATCGGAAATAACGAACGAAACAACTGAGATAACAAACAAAATTTAACACAAAAAGTTGCTCAAAAGTTTTTCCGGTTCAAATATAATTAGTATATTTGCATAGATAAAATAAGTAATAACGATAAAACATTACAGCAATGAAAGTAAACAGAAATTATCGTTTCGTATTGACGAACATTCCAAACAGTATGTTGGAAACAGGAGAAGTAAGAATTGACAGCGAGGAAATAACCGGCGAGAGAATGTTTGCCAGTGAATGCCACTACTATGCCGAAAAAAATATCCTCGAATGTATCAAGGACGCAGCAAAACGCGACGACTTGCGCGGCTACTATGAACATACCTACTGCATCTACAAAGAGGACAAACCGAAAAAGGAGACAGTAGAGCGTGAAGAGGACGGCAAGAAAATTACCGAGACAAGAGAAATACCTGGCAAGGCAATACTGGTTGAGGTAATTACCGTAGACGAGAACGGCATAAATATCCGCTAAGCGGATAGCCGTTCGCCCGGGTTGGACGTACAGGAGTTCGACTCTCCTGCCGGGCACTATAACAAATCTAAAAATTACAGTTATGACAAAGAACTATTACAGGAGTGAGTACTCCGACAAACAGTGGAAAGCCTTAATTGACAAGGCTACGGAACTGAGTTGCCAGATAACTTATAGCAAGTACGGCAACATAGTAACAATCGACAGCACAGACCGGGAGAGCTCAATAATAGCTCAAACCGGGAGAGGCGAACAAGACAGAGCCATGTGGGCCGAGAGAATACACGGCATGATACAGGAGAGCACTGACTTGAGAACGTGGAAAGTGCAGCCCAAGAGATACCGCAAAGGCTATTGTCCGACTATTTGCAAGAGTCAGAAGTCGGCTGAGCATGAACAGGAGCGTCTCGAGAGAATGACAGGTTTTGAGTGGACAATAACAGTAATACCAGAATAATATGAAGAAGACAGTTTATTTGTACGTTGAAAGAGACGACAGCGAATACGACTATAAAGCCGGATTTGCAAGCTACACTGAGGCAAATGACTATCGGCAAGAATGCCAACGCAGTTGGATGGGTCACTGTGACTATGTGTATCTTTGGACCGGCTCCGAGAGAATTAACCTCACAAGAATGCCGAAAGACGAGAGAAACAAAT